CTATATAGTGATTATGATTTTCCGGGTATTTTTTATCCCATTTGCAAGCCTTCGTGTTTGATAGCAAACAATTGATTTTAATTGTTTTGCCTTCGTAGGAGATAGAAGTTACTTTGCTATCGCCGTTATCCGTTATCGCCGGATGATCGTTAAATCTTTCTTCTTCGTTGTTAATAAATTCTTGTACTTGCTTTGTACTAATTCTCTTTGCTTTCATAATGCTTGTTAATTTAATTAGTTGTTATTATTAGTTCTTTATCACATTACAAATGTAACACTTTAATGTTACATACCAAAGGTTTTATAGTTAAGAAAGGTTAATTTGATGATTTTTCTTTGTTTTGTTTGTTACTTATATCAAAATTGAGGCGAAGCGAAAGCGCGCCGGCGCGGGCGGAACCTCAATTTTAAAACAAATAGTTATAACTTAATACCAATAAAGAAAACCTTATTTAGAATTAATCTAAATAGCATGATACACAATTATTTGAATATCAACAAATTACACAAATACCTATCAAAATAAAAGAAAAAGAATAGAAAAAGCATGTCGAAAAACCTATAACTAAAAGTTATAACGAATAGGAAAAAGAGAAAAGAAGGAAATCAAAGGAATGTAAATATGAAAATGTTAGATAAGTAGGTAGGTGTAAAAATGTGATTTGTGGGTATATGTGATTATCTTTTGTAAAGGACTTTTGTGTATGTTATGTATGTGTTTTTATGTCTTTAGATTTATGTATGTGAGATTATCCCGCCCTGCCTGCCATCACCCTACACAAAACACCTTCCCTTCATTCCCTCTATTATCCTACCTCTTCCACTATTCAAGCGGTGTTCGGAGTGTTTGCGATTGTGTTTGCTTCCTACTTTTCTCTTCTATTCCTATAGTTGTTGATCACCTTCTATATCTATTTTTATACTCTATATACTACCTTATCTCTTTATGGGACAATATATCTATTGTTTTTAAAATTGGGTCTACGGCGCTGCAACGCACCATATACGACCCAATTTTGAGAGCTATACTAATACCGGAATACACCTATTTTCATCCTCAAAACCTCAAAACTTTTCATTTTTGACACTAAAATAGGCAAATTGACTTATTGTATAATTTTTTGATCACTCTAAAAAATCGAGTTTTCGAATCATATTTAGCTAATTAACTGAAAATCAATATTTTAAATAAATCAATTTTTCGAGTACGCACTATAGGCGAAAATAGTTTTACTTATTGTACTTTTTACAATGAAAATAGGCAAAATTCGGTCTAAAATCTTTCATTTTTGACACAAATAGCCTTCTATTATCTCATTGATAGGGCGCAGCCCTTCGTGTGTCGTTATCCTTCATTGCCTTGTTATTTCCTTTATTTCTTCATTTTTCTTATATATGATATATCATATATAAGAAATTTTTCTTTGTGTAGGGCTGTAGACCTTCGTTACCTCTACCCTTTACACATGGATGTAGTGTACATCTCCATGTAATAGGGGGGTAGCTGTTGTTGTCCTTTTCCGATTCCTATGCTTTGATCCTATGATTTCAAATAATCGTTTTTAAGGCTTTGTTTTTATCTTGGTGGTATTGGTATATTATTTTGAAAAGAAAGTGTCTGAAACGGGCTTAAAAGTAGGTTATCCGGGGGCATTTTGTTTTAGTAGGGTATCTTTAGGGACTGTTTGAGGACTCTCCATATTGAGGTGGCGTGCCTAATACGTCACAAGAAAAAGTTTTATTTTGCTCTCCATATAGGCGATTTTTACAAACAGTCATTTATTTTCTCCATCCACAAGAAAAAGTTCTCAAATAGTTCTCTTGGTGGGGATTTTTCAAAATAAGTATATTTTCAATCTATTGATTTTCATCATCTTATGTATATAAAATCTCAAAAATGCACTCCTATTGGCAATTTACCATCCTACTTTTTCTATTATAGTAGAAACATTGTTTTATCTGCAATATCTTCTTTTTCTCTTTTTGAATAGGGAGGGGGGTATTTCTTTTCCTTTCCTATAGGTTTGACTTTCCTGTTTTTCTTTCTTGATATGTACAGAAATATGGATTTGGATTCCTATTGGCGATTTTTGGTGGGTTGGTCTATCCTATTTTCTTTCGGAAGGGGAATCCTTGCGGATTCTTTCTCCCTTCCGAGGGACAATCGCTTCGCTCAATACATAAAATCTCACTATTTTGACAAAATGATATAGAAACAATTGATTTCTATATCAAAATGATAGCAGGAAAATCGGGTTTTCAAAACTTTTTTCGCTATAAGGGAGTGGACGAAAATCGAAAAATTTAAATTATTGATTTTCAGGCTTATGTTATTTTTGTCGGATTTCAATCACTCTATTTTTCGACTGTTTTTGAATTTTGACTATTTGTAAAGTAAACAAAGGCTATCTCTATTAAAATGATACCAACAAATATCTAAAAACAGGCTAAAATGTAATAGTTTATTGTTACAAAATAGGGTAAATCTCCTACTACAAATACATCTGGATTGCTATAAATTACACCTAAATGAATGGAATTTTGCCTTCTGGAAGGGTAGTTTCTCTTATTTAACCTTCTGTAACTATTTTCCTACTAAAATGTAACCGTTTATTATTACTTTTTCAGATTGGTTTTAACATTTGAGTTAAAATGAGACAAGAAAACAGTACTTGGACTTATTGTATATTTTTACAATAAGGGATAAAAGTGCATTTCTGATAAGATTTTGAGTTAAATTATTAAATATCAATGATTTATAAATTTTGAATTTTCGACTTCCCCTATAGGCGAAAATGAATTTACTTATTGTATATTTTTGACCCAAAATAGGGTTATTTTTGGTCTTAAAACATGGATTTTTGATTTTAACATTTGGGTAGGAGAGGGAGAGAGTGTTTATAAGTAACAAACTTTTTGTGGATTTGTCGCAATATAATATGTCATGTGAAGTTTTTGAGCTAAAATGTAACATTATATTGCGACAAATTGGATGATTTTTCATTTTCATTTTGAGACATATTCTTTCAGGAACTTGTTCACGAGATACACTTGCCCTTTGCCGGTTACAAGAGGTGTACTTACTGTAATCAGATCACCGTTCGGCTTTGTGATCGTTCTTTTCTTAATCTCGAACATTCCTGCTTCTACCCATCTTTGCATTGGTTGGTTGTAGTATTCGCCTTTCACTCCAAGATACCCTCTTTTGCGAAGCCACTTAAATAACCGGTTCTGTCCTACTTCCATTCCGTTTTGACAGATGATCTTTGCAAGTTCGGCAACAAGACAGGAACGTTTGGATTCGGTTACAGCCATTGCAAAAATCACTTTTGGAGTATCTTCTTCAATTCTCTTTTCCATTTCCTTGTTTTCGATAGACAGTTCTTCTACTTTTGTTTCAAGTGCTTTCTTTTCTTTCTGTTCCTCTATCCACTTTTCTGCTCTTTTAATAGGATCGTCTATTTGATAGGAAGGAATTACAGAATAACTTCCAGATTTTCTAATAGAAGGTAGTACTTCTGATGTAACCCATTTCTTAAAAGACTTGGCGGTTTCCAACTTGCTGCTAAAAATTAAAGAATAGACGCCACTTTCGTTTATTAAAGTAGTCTGCTGTATAAGTCCTTGTGAATCAGGGATGCCCTGTTTTAGGGCATCCTCATTATCAACATGTTGCAAAATTGCATTTCTTGGCTTTGCATACCCTAAAGCCAAAGCAACATCCCTACCGACAAAATAAGGTACACCATCAACTAACATAGTTCTGATTTCTCCAAAATCTTCATTTTTGAAATTGACTAATTCGTTCATAACTTTAAATATTTGATTACGGGCAAAAGAAAACGGCTTTGCCCTTCCCGTTGCAATCAAATAAAGCAGAATAGTCCTACTGTATTGGAAGATACAAAGCCGTTGAAATATAGTTTAAGTATTGGTTATCGGAACAATACTCATTACTACAGTAAGACTACTCATTTTTTATTTGATTGCATCGCAAATATAGCAACAAATCTTTGATCATAAAATGGATTATCTTACCGTAGTATAACTTTTAGAAGAATAGGGATTATTTCGTTTCTTATCCTGCTTTTATTCCCCATATATTTCATTTTTCTGGATTTTCAGCAGTTCCTAAAAGATGCTCGTTACCCTCAAAATGAATACAATAATCCCATAATGTTCCATTGGAACATTCGTACTTATAAGACAATCCATCAGAATCGTCCACAATTTCCCTTGCAAACAAGCTGATATGCCATTCTTTATCGTCCTCGTCTCTTACCAGCACTTTGTCAAACGGCTTAAACTCATATTTCGGCTTTTCTTCAATCCCAAAGAAGCGTTTCAGATACTCTTTAGCTTTAGGCTCCTTGCTTGCCTTTAATGCGTCAATGAGCTTTTGTCTTTCAACTTTAGTAGCAAGAGTAAAACGTTCTATGTTATTCTTGTTGGCTGCATCCATATTGCCATCTCCTATAAAAAGAATCCCTTGAAAATTAATGTACGCATACAAAGATGTTGAATATTCTCCATGCTTGCTTAGAATAAAGGTAAAATCTCCATCTTTGTTACTTAGTACATCTCCATCTTTAAATGTAGTATATTCTGGAACTTCAAGAAGAAGACGATTTTCCTCGTTAAACGTTTCCCCCGTGGACGAAAACCAATCTGCCGATACAGAAATCGAATGAATTACAACCAATAAAGGATATGCATTACACAAATCATCTTCATATACGATTTCTGCCCTATCTCGTCCTTTCTCTGTCACAATCTGACCTGGTATTTTCCCTTCTCTTATTTTTTTCGCCGTTTCTAAATCAAACGGGATTGTTGCCATTTTCTGTTCCATAATCTTATCTATTTTTCTTAAAAAGTTATTCGTTTTCTTCGAAATCAGATGCCGACCCTACAAGATCAGCGGTTGATTTATCGAAAGGAATACAATATGCCCAGCATTTGCCTCCTACGGTAACATATATCCTTTCTTCTGGCTCTGTACTGATAATATGAGAAAACCAATCTGCCACCCATTCTTTATTTCTGTCTTGTCTTACAAGAACCTTATCAAAAGGACAGAAACAGTAAACGAATTTCTTTCTCGCAAGAGAATAATGCAGATGCTTTTTATGATTTTCCTGATTCCAGATATCAATTTCGCTTTCCGTAGCCAAACGGGAAATAGGCAATATTTGTCCTTCATTTGTTTTAAGGGAAACGCCGTTCATGTCCACAAAACCAAATGAACAAAATTCTTCGTTGTAAGCTACTTGCCCTGGCACAAAAGGAGAATTTATTTCTATTTTAGTAATATCAAACTCATCCCATGTTCCTGATGTTGACGGAAACAAAACTGTCTGTCCGTGTTCTGAAAGTCTGCCTAATTCATCCAATTTCAAATATTTTGTAAAGCCGTTTGATGTTTCAGTTATCACAACAATACAGTTGCCCTCAACATGATCGAACAAAACTTCTCCATGTGTAATCGTGTACAATTTAGTGTACTTTGGACACTCTTTTATTAATTCAACTATATTCATATTGTTTGTTTTGTATCTATGTATTTTTCTTAAACTCATTCTACCCATTTGGCATTATCAGGCATTAACTCCTTAAATTCTTCTGGAATTTTCCCTTGATGCCACCAATCATTGGAAATGATTTTTCTCCCATCATTTGAAATAGCCTCCATTATTTTTCCTCTCATACCCATGAATCTTCGTGTTTTGTTGTTTGTATTGGGAACAAACGGGTGAGCTATCCATGATTCTCCATCTATAATCAACCAATTGGGATTATTCTTATTCTCTTCATATAGTCTGATCCAAAACGCACAAGAATAGCAAACCCCATCTCGTTCCATAATAGACCGTATAGGACATTTGCAAAAATTTTCGGGATTCATATCATGTATATTATTTTGTCCCGACCCATCTTCTTGTCCACACTTAGGGCATATCTTTTTCTTCGTTTCCATATTCATTCTTTTTTTGTTTTTACCTTATTCTTCCCATTCTATTTTTACTGTTTTGTAATATAAACGATTTGACTTTTCACCTGATTCCATTCTATCCTTTGCTTCTTTTTCAGATTCAAAAAGATTAAGTCCTGGGAATAGTCGTTCATCTTTATCTTTGTACAAATTTATCCATGCTTCTCGTTTTACAGCTTTCATGAAAAGGTCACACATACATCCCCTTCCATCGTTACTGAATCTTCCTTTCTTGTTATAAGAAAAGATAGTTTCATCACCAGCCTCTTTTACTAAGGCCACAATAGGATGATGTCCTATTCTATCAAAACACAAGATTCTCGCTTCCTTACCATCTCTTGTGCACACCGGATGTCCGACTTTCGCTTTTTCTAAATCAAATTCCTTCATTTCAAAATTTCATTTTTTCGAGTTTGACAATCTGCTTTTTCAAAGACTCGATTTTCCTAAGTCTCATATCTTCCACCTTTTTCAAGACTTCTTCTTTTGTGTGAACATAATCTCTGTTTGTCCACATAATATTCATCTGATTTTTTGACTTAGCATACTCTCCATAAGTACTTTATTTTATTTCAGTATCTACCTCTATGATACCTTTTGTTAAAGCATACTTGAATACAAAAATTTTCTTTTCCATTTTGATTCTGTTTATTTTAAATGTTTTAATCTTTTAATGGCATCTTTTCTGGAATATGCCATTACTTTTATTCCTTTTATACAAAACTCTTTTTCCTGTTTCTTTTTCTCTGGCCTCCGGTAATTGGGGTTCATTCCGCTACCCGTTTTAAATGGATATGTACTTCCATTTACACCCAATGTGGACATCATTAACATAGCTGTCAGCATTCCTCTTTTCATGACTTGTTTTTATTATTTGTTTTTTACATATCCATTCTTAACACACCACACCAACATTTCATAGGCAGCCTCAATAATATCTTCTTTTTCGAAGATACTAAGAATAGACCGGGTATAGGTATCTTCATAAGAAATACTTACACCATTGACATGTTTCCTAATAGTCAGCACATTATTGTCTATAGAGCCAGGGAGAATGTCTATAATATCTTGCAAAGTGAAAGTGGGAATTACCTCATGAGCAGTAAACCCTACACCCATAAATTCTTTTTGCAGGCTTAAAAACCAATTACCTTTAGAAGAATCGTTTATCCTACTTCCATGTGATCTTCTTACCCAATATATGTTGGATTTGCTTGTATCAACACCCAACTCTTTAAGGCGTTGCATTTGGTCGATTGATAAAACTTGATTTTTCATGATTCAACCCTCCATAAGACCTAACAAGTCGTTTAAATATGCCCATTGCATTGTTTCACTGAAACGATACAGAATACACCCTGGACGGGACGATATAAAAACTTGATCTTCTTGAAGGATACCCATCAGTTTCCCTTTCTCATGAATACAAACAATAAACTCACCAATTTTGGGTTTTACTGTTTTATCATACCATACAGAATCTATAAACCAATCAACACCCTCTCTAAAAGCAACCGCAACACTGCTTAGGCTTATGCCATTATGAAAGTACCCTATTCGTTCTTGCTCTGTCTTTTTAAAGACAGAAGATGCTTTTGTTATATCTTTTCTTTTCATATCTATTCTGCTAATTCAATTATTGCTTGTCTGAATGACATATGTTCTCTTAATTTAGATATTGTTCCATCCTTCTTTGCTTTCATAAGAATAGGAACAACTTCATTTGCCACAATTTCATATCCAGTTACATAAGCAAATTTCTTTTCTTCTGGAACTATTCTTATTCTATTAATACCGAGACCTCGGAGTTCATAAGCGGGAATAGTCAAACAAACTTTACTCCCAATAGGGAATTTTTGATTAGAGACTATGTATTCATTCTCTAATTCTTTCATTTCTTTCTTACAACTATCAATCTTAGATTGAATTTCTTCTTTTCGTGTTTTAAAATATAATTTGTCCATGATGTTCAGTTACTTTAACAATTTTCATCTACTATAACAGCTACGACAATCATTTCAATAGCAAGAACGATCATTCCAACCCAAAATAAAGTTTAAAACCAATTGCAGGTAGCGATATGAATAACAACGCAATCCCGCATCTTCCCAAAAATTTACTCCAGTCTATCATAACTTTTCTTCATATTGTTTGTGATGAACTTTTTCTCTATCCGTATAGTAATCTCTTTCAATCAAATCCATAAGTTCCGACATGCTTTCTGAATTATCGTCAGAGGATTTTCCTTTAAAGAAATACCGCATATATTCTGCAAGTTCTTTTGCAGCTTCATGAAATGCTTTTTCTTTAGTTTTCCATTCATCGGTAGGAACAAAGCCTCTTTCTTTAAAATGAAGCAAATACAAGTCCAGATAATATACAGACAAATCAGCCATATTGAGAGAAAGATTGAGTGTCTTTGCTGCCCAAGAAACAAGTGATTTTTCTAAATTTTGTTCTTGATAATAGAATTTGTCTTTAGATTTCAGATAATCCAGTTCTTCTTGCAGGCGTATTCTTTTTTGATTCAGAAAAGAAATTTTTGCCCAATTCCTTGTACTTCTTGCTTTACTGATTTCTCTTTGAACTTCCCTTAGCTCAATAGAGACTTCTGTTTTTGTTCTATCTTTTGCTTCCATATTTTATTGTTTTTGAGATGATTAGATTATTCTACATCAAAAAGTTGATCCATAGAAGCAAGCTCCTTTTTCAAATCTTCTTCATTATTGAATCTAACTTTTATACTGCCAAAAGAAGTTTTGAATAGGATATAGCACACATTTTCATCAGGACGGGAAACAGGTTTGTATTCTCGGAACATAGTCTTTTTGATATAACTGTTCCCTACCTTTACAAAATCCGGAAATGTTGCTGTCAAACGTTCTTTAACCGGGACTATTTCTTTATTGTCTTTGAAGGGGATAATTTCTTCTTTCCCTCTGATCTTTATAGAAAGATAGGGTGAAGTATTTGCTGTTCCTTCTTGGAATTTAAAACAAGAAACAGCTTGTTTAGATAATCTTCTATTTTGTAAGATAAAATAAGTCATTGCGATACAGTGTTAAAAATGAGATAAAACCCGGCGGGAGCCGATCTTTGCGGAAAGATGATGAACTATCCCGCCGGGGAACTTAAAAAATATATGGAAACGTTGGGTTATCGTTCTTTAGGATCGTCTTTCGTTCCTACCAAATGTTCGTTTCCTTCAAAAGGAATACATTCGTCCCACATACCGGAAGAAGTAAAATATTTGCCTTCTTTTGAAGTATGAGAAAACAAACAACAATGCCAAGTATCAAATATCCCTTTCTCAGAATCTTTTGCAAGCACTTTTTGAAAAGGCTGGAATTTTGGTGTTTCCTGAATCTTTACTGCGATATATAAAGGTACTGAAATTACACCACAAACAGAAATAGGTTTCTTTGCAGAATTGAAAATAAAAGGATTGTTAGTTGCAATAGAATTTTTAGTTATATCCAAAGGTTTCAATTCGTATTTTCCCAGTTCAAACATCCATTCATAAAATACATAGGGAATACCGTTTAAATAGATAGCTTTGTTTTCTACTTCATTAATAACAAAGCATTTCCCACAATATTCACTTAATACTTTTGTGAATGGGCAAGCGTAACCGGTCACAGTTACATTCCCTTTTTCGTCTTTGTTATTGTTGTACCAATCAAGACTTTTGATCCGTACAATGTCACCTTTTTTAAATTTTGTTTCCATATTTTTCTTTTTAATATTGTTTGTTACTATCAATAAATCAATCCTTCTTCTCATCGTTGAACAAGTCTTTTGGAGAAACATCAAGAATATCAGCTATTTCCTTTAACCGGTTCATGGTAGGATTTCCGTTCAGACACCTATAAAGAGATTGTCTTGTTACTCCCAATTTTTCTGACACCTGGGCTACGGAAATACCTTTTCCTTGCATGATCTCTTTAATTTTTAATCCATTTTTTTTCATTAAGTTTAAAATCGTTTTTCTTTATTCTGCCACAAATGTAACACTTTAATGTTACATGACAAAATATAATGTTACATTTTTGTCGAAATTCAGTCAAAAACCTTTAGTGTCAAAATAACACTAACAAGAATGACTGCGATAGGAACAATGATTATCTCATTGTCGGGTACACATACCTTTGCTAAACCATCTATTGTAAGGTATATCATTACCGACTTAATCAATCTGCTTTCTGTTTTCCTATCTTTTCTCATGTTGATGCAAAGATATATGTAACAGTATAATGTTACAACACTATTAACATTTGTTAAAGTATTTGTTTTTAAATAGGAGAGGACTTACTTTTGAAAACAAAAAGTACAGCTATGGCTACATATCAAGAAAGACTGGAAGCAGCTAAAACAAAACTGCAAAAGATTTATCCGAACGCAACAATAGAACAAACCATTGACGATAATGGGAACGCTATCTGGAGAACAAACGTGCCGGGAGTGAAAATCATCGAAAGCATGAATGTAAATGCTTTGGAAATCGTAGTAGAAAATCTTCGACAGGCTTATAGAGCTAAGTTGGGAGTGAAAAGAAATTAACAATTGAATGATTTGATACTTTATCATTGGCGATAAACAGAATGCTCGAAAGGTGCACTTGTGAAAGTGCACCTTTTCTTTTATCTTTGACACGATTAATTAACTCAAAATAAATATCACCATGAACAAGATTTTATTGACATTGGCTTTTTTGTTCTCCTATGTCGCCTGTATTTTTGCACAAGGGGAACTTCCAGAAGAAACAGTTGATTACGCTGCAAATTTCGCTACTTTTGCAGGAGTAGTGGGTGTTACGGCAGTCGTAACCGAATTTATCAAGAAACTTTTTAAAGTAGAACCTTCTGAATGGGTACAACGGATTATCTCTTGGGTAATCGGTATCGGACTTGGAATGTTTGCCTGGGGATTCAATCTTGGAATGTTTGAAGGTCTGGATTGGTGGCAAGCACTCTTATGGGGATTTGGAGCAGGATTAGCTTCGAACGGCGTTTTTGATAGTGGACTTATCGAATGGTTGTTTGGGTTATTCACTAAGAAAAAGGAATAATCTTCTTCATCACACTTTTTTGTTTTTATTGGTTTTGGGCGGAGCGAAAGTTCCGCCTTTATTATACATTTATATTTATAGTTATGACGATAGACGAAAAATATACGAAGCTGAAAAGCATTTTCTTTAAAGATTTTGTAGTAGTGACAGAGAACTACAATTGCCGAGGAACTAATATCCCAGCAAGTAAAGTGACAAAGAGTAACACAACAGGGCTGAAAATCTTATATTGGGGAGACGGAACGATCAACATGGCAGAATACCTACATTATTTATATGTAGAAGCTGTGCTGGGGGATAAATCTTGTGTAGATAAAATTTACTGGTGTCTGAAATCAATAGAAAGACTTTCTTTGAGTGCCTATGAGGATGAAAAGATGAAGAATCCAAAAGTATATTTTAAATACGAGCCTGGATTCTTCCTTAGAGACGACATATCGGTAAATTCAAAAGACCTTTTTGACGCTTTCAAAGTGGAAAGCGGTTACTCGAACGGTATCGAACTTGAAAATGAAGACCCCTGTTTTTCTCCTTTTGTCTCGCAAGACCAAATTTGGAACTTACTTCCATCTCTTACATTAATAGCGGAGGGGATGGAAGATCACAAAACAGGCATTTTAGCAAAAGAAATACTGAAAAACATCCTTTCCTATGTTTCTGATCACGGACATACCATTTACAATCCCTATTTCAGTGCATTGAAACATTTTTGGACGTACCTTCCTTCTATGAACACAGAAAAAGTAAAACCATGGGATAGGGTGTATGATAGGAACATTCATTTGAAATACACAATCAAAGTAAAAAGAGGTGCTAACAACTGGTATTTTGCTTATGGATTCAGAAAAACGCTCAAAAAATTCATTCCAGAAGCAAAATTGAATGGATTTATGACCTTTTTGTACGGTGTCTGGTACATTCCTTTCATTTTCCTTGCTGATAGGGTGTATTTTCCTATTGTGACACGGTTTGGAGTGAAAAGAAAGGACAATTCCTATTACTGCATGTCATCTGCGGGTGATGTTTGGTATTCAGGTAGGAAAAGTTATCTCAAAAGGGTATGCAAGAAATTCAACAAGGATAAGGAATATACCTTTCCCGCGCTTGCAGAGTGCATGAAACAAGAAAAATGGCAATATCTGAACCTGGAAGAAATAGAAAAATGGCTGAATAAGTATGAATTTGACGAAAAATCACTTGAATCACCAGTGAAATTTCTAACTTTGTACTGTTACTTGAAGTTGTCCAAACAATCAATTGCTTAAAATCTTAGCCATACAGTGTTTTGTCCCTGTCTTTCTTCGTGAGAGGCAGGGATTTTTATTTCCATTTACAAAAGTGTAAGAATATACTATTACATTTTCACGTAAATTAACAATAAAAGCCTCGTTTTTGTACAAAATGATATTACTTTTGCAGCATATTCAAGTAACAAAAACAAATAGAATTATGAAACCTTTCAATTTAGAAGAAGCAAAAGCTGGCAAACCCGTCTGTACAAGAGATGGTAAGAGAGTAGAAATCATTTCTTTTGAAAACCCGAATAGTGTTTATCCTATTTTAGCGAGAGTATTTTCATATAATATCGATTACATTGATCTTTGTTATAACCAAGAAGGATACTTCTTTAATGATAATAGAGAATTTGGAGTAGATTTAATGATGGCAGAAGGTGAAACGGAAATAAGAATCCCTTCACTCTGGACACAATCTTGCACAGAAGAAAACACGATAATCAATTACACAATCAAAAACTAATAGGAGTATGGAAACGAAAATGACGGAGAGGCAAGAGTTGCTTTACGAAACAAGGAAGAAAAAGCCATTCAGGGCTTTTATCATGACCTGTATGTGGGGTGGATTTGGGCTTTATTATACTGGTAAACCTATTATCGCATCCATCCTGACCATTTGTACCCTGTACAATCTTTTAGGAGCTGCAATCACCTTATTTAAGGTCGATTTGGTGAACTGTGTTGAACACCTACTTTGGTTTACCGGATTTTGGATTTTCTCAATCCTGATAGCGGTTCCTTTGGCAAAGGATACAAACAACAATATCAAACGTGAAATCATTAAAAACAACAAATAACATGAAAAGAGTAATTTTTATCAGTGTATTATTTACACTTATTTCGATGTGTGGATGCAAGCAGGAAGCCTCTAAAGAATCAGAAATTACCAAAGAGCAAGAAACCTCCAAAGAATTGAACATCTATCAAATTATGGATATTCAATTTAAAATATTGGATGCTTCTTCTAAAGATTTTTTGGTTGAAGAAGCTGATAAACTCATTCCAAAAGAAGCCTACAGCGAAAGGGTTGCTATAGAGACTGGAGGAAAAGCTATAAAATATAGCCTCAATACAGGTTATAAATTAAGTGTAAACGAGGTTTTTGATGAAAAATCAGGGATAGTTCCTTATACAAGTCTCGAAGCAAAGTTCGATATTTATGATATGGAAGATACAAAAACCTTTATAGATGGGATTCTGGATTATCTGAAAGAAAAGAAAAGGTTAAAGAAAGAAGGGATATCCGAGGTTGTAGATAAACCAGATTACAAACTTATTGCCCTTATTTGGGACGGTGGATTCAGTTCAATTGAAATGAAACAAAACGGAGTAATTGGATTTGATATTATCTTTATCAACTATTACGACATGAACAAACAGAAAAAGAAATAGGAATATGGAAAGGAAAATAAAATACTTTATAAGCAAAAGAAGAAGGCTTTTGTATTTATATTACGAATGGGATGGAGATGTGATGAAAGCGTTCTTGTCGAACTTCTTTCTGCGAGGTATGGATGTGGAAGTCATTCCCAAAGAACAAAACAGATCAAATGAAGATTTATTGATGGTAGGGTTTGCTCCAGGAAAGAGATTCCTATTAAGAATAGGTGATGGTATTCTACGTGATCCTAATTGGAGAGCTGCTAGACGAATGAGAAGAGAATATGGCAGGGATCAAAATCCTTTTCCCGGTCTTGTGGAAGTAACAGACGAAGAAAAGATACGATACATAGAAGAACAAAAAGAAAAAGGGATTATAAAATTCGATGAATCTTTTGTAAAATCTTTACTACCTTTGGGCAAAAGAGTAGAAAACGAAACAAAAGACCAAGAATTTTAATCATGGTATATGTATAAGATTAAGTTCTGATCATCAAAAAGGGTAGGAACTATTGAGAAATACCTTCCTACCCAAAATTCAAAAACTGACATAGTGTGTTAAATCATAATCTTCACCAAAGCCTCAACGGTTTCTTCAAAATTCTTATTTTACTATTCGATGGGTGGGTAGCAGTCATTTGATTTGCTACCCATTTTTCTTTATCTCCACTACCTCTTTTTGACAAGCTTCACACCCCATTTCAAGAACCCCACACCCCCTACGGGGGTTCTTTGTCGATTTAGAAAATCTCTTCATTTTCACTCGTTTACACTACGTTCAATGCCGGATTTTCCCGACATAATTAACATGATTATATATATACATACTTTTAAAAAAGTAGTATATAATAATCCTTGGAAAATCGAAAATTCGGGAATAGGAGTATTCCCTCATTATTTCGAATTTTCCGATTTGCTGAACAAATTTCTCTTTTAGTAGGAATACTCCTATTAAGAAAGAAAAAGAAGTGAAAAGAAAAGAACAAAAACAGGATTACTCCTATTAAAGAAAAGAGGGAAAGGAAAACACGCGCATACGCGCTTGAATGGGAAAATCGGAAAACAAGACTTAGGGATGGAGGGTGGGAAGGAAACCCTACGGGCGCGCGCGAGACGGGTGCTGTGGCGATGCGCCCTGTGGTGCTTTTTCGCGCCGTTCTTTGTTTTTGTCGGTTTTTTGTTGTACCTTTGTGGCAAAAGTGATATATTTTTATATTCTATAAATGAAACGGGAAACTACGTTGCGAAACGTAGTTTTTTTATGTTAGTTTGCTTGTTATTGTTTTTTTTGCTTTCTTTGTACTGTGAGAATTAAAACGATTTGATAACAACCATTAAAAATTCCATTTATGGACTATAAAAATATAGCAGCCTTTTTGATTCGTTCTGATTTAGAACGGCATTTGTTGTTCGATGAGAGTGAAGGTAAATTTTCGGGTAGAAGAAGATTTACTAAAAAAGGGAAAGATGTCACTCCTAAACGAAAAAACAAGGGTATCACTTCAAAGGTTTTTTATTCAAAAAAATCTCTTTTGTCTTTTCTAAAAGATGCAATAGGATGCGAATCTGAAAATCAAGCATTGACGATATTTAATAAGTATGCTGGTGGCATGAAGATTGAACATAAGGTGGAAAAATTTTTTGATCCTTCTTGCGGAAAAACAAAAATCGTTTCAACTTATCGTTTCGTGATAAAAGACAAATCCTTCTATTCTAAAGATATGAATTTGATCCCTGCTTGTCTTTTACGTCCCTTTAAGGCATTTAAAGATACTCAAAGATTTAATAATCGAGAATTAAGACTTGGTTTTAATGAACGTGTTCTTTTGGTCTATCTTGAACTAAAAAGAAGAACCATTTATCATGTGTGGCTGTCCGAAAAGAAAAACGACCCTTCTCTCAAATGGGAACCTTCTTTATTTTTTAGTCAAAAGACTATTGCACGAGAACTTGGTTGGACGATAGATCAAGTCAGATATAGTATGAAAAAACTGAAACCCTATTTTGGAAGGGATTTCTTTAGAGAGCCCACAAAAAAAGAATTAGATTCCCGTAAAATAAAAGGTTGTTGGAATTTTCAGATTAACCTTCCTCCTATGCGTAAATGGAACGCTATTGTTGCTAAGAAAATTGTTATGTACACAAAAAACGTAGGGGATTCTGCTCTAAAAAAGCGTTTTCCTCTTGAAGCCTATCGTTATCTTGTTTATGCTCAACGTAGGACAAAATGGTATGATTGCTATGCAGAAAATTTTATGAATAACAGCAATAAAGAATATGAGCGATTATGTAGTCTTGCGAGTACAATAAGGTCTTATTTACAGGAAAAGAAGGAAGTTACTGCCGACTTTTTAAAATCTCTTATATTTGATAAACGTCCGCTTACTTACAGAAAGCGTGTACCACAACCTATTGTCAAGGAATATTATCGAAAACTATATAAAGCTGCGTAAATTATGATGGTTTATGATGCGGATGGTGTAAAAATATTTATCGGGGAAGATGACGATGAATTGAATAGAATGGTTGAACCTTGTTCTTCCATTAAGAAGGGATGTAATAAAAAGGATGTCGCTAAGCGGAGAAAGAAAAATAAGAACAAGAAAACCCATAGATAGCATGGAAAAGAAAGCATTATCTATCAAGGATAGAAACAATCTATCAGAAGAAGCAAAGAAAGCAGTATTGGCTTTCTATAACGTTTCAGAAGAGCAAAAGAAGGCGATTATAGAGAGTTATAACGGCAATCCAGAAGGATACAAGGCTTCTATTGAGAAGATGTCGAAAAAGGAACGTGAAATATCTCTACTGATAGCTTCTGCATGTGGGATAAATATTAACAATATTTAACATCAAAAATTGCAATTATTGAATACAAAAGTTGTATGTTTGCAGTCGAGATGAGATAGCTTAAAAAGTTGAAGTTGGGAAGTGATTCGCGATAGCTTCCCTCCTTCTTTTTTGAAGGCTATGTGAGGTTGATGGGGAACGACCTTAATGTTTCCCAAAATTGAGGAGTTAATGCTACATATTCGGATGTGAAGTATGGAAGTGCCGGCTCCCCTATAGAAGTATAAACCGATACGATAAGTCCTGAAACACTGGCATTAAGGCTTCCTATAGGATGTCGTGAGATAATGGTTTCTTGTGAGAAAGGCTTCTTTTGAAGTAACACTGTTCACCGCGTCTTTGAACGTAGCTGTAAGCTCCTTCTTTTAAAGGCTTTGCCGTTACCTTTGATCCCTGTGCGGAGGGAGATCGGCACTTGCAAGCGATACAAGTACGGTTGCCGCACCAACATAGAAAGTATCGCTTACAAGTTTTTCTTTATAAAGTGTTCTTTTATAGGAAAAAAGTTATACTTTTGTATGTGTTGAATTATAAATAATTACGTCCATGAGTGTACAAGAATTTCCTATAAACGAATTTTTAAGCCTTGCAGAAAAGAATGGCTGGGAGGTTTATACGTTGGAACAGGTGAAAAACTTTGCTTCTGACGTTGTGAAAAGTATTGATCCTACTGAAAGGGAACATGGAGCTATAGACTTTGTGTCTCTGAATCGTGTTGTTGTGGTTGACGAAAACTTCAACAAATCTGTTGTATATTATAGAGAACCACAGATTGAGTGGAAGGATGCCGACCAAGAAACAATCGAAAAAGCCGGAGCAACCGGACTTCCTGTAAAAAACAAATTGGGTTTCTATAAAGACACTCCAGCAAACCGCCGAAAAGGAATTGTGGGAATGCCTTATAAAAAAGATACCGAATATAAGAAGAAATCAGAATCCGATAAAACTGACAAGAAAGAGTAAGCCTTATTGAGTGATGGGAAGAAAACAAAGAGTACATTGTTTAAAGGCTTATTTGGGTAGCTTCTGTTATCCATTGCTTGTCGCTATTCCCCTTTCTCCTATTGTGGATTTAATAGAAAAATACATATTCAAAGATTGGGAGTTTTTGAAATTCCTTGTAGTTTTAATTGTAGTAGATACACTTGTTAGTTGGGTATTCCATTTGAAACAGAAGGATTTTTCTTCTAAAGGAATTGGAATGATTTTTACTAAACTTTTTGTATATGCTTGCTTGCTGATTGTAGCACATGTATTGGGTGGATATACAATCAATGGGCAATCTACAGAAACATTCACTTGGTTTCGGTCTTTGATGTGTACAGCTCTTATTGTAAGAGAGGCTGTTTCTATTGTGGAAAATTCAGGTAAGATAAACCCCAATCTTGTGCCTTCATGGATAAGAAAATATTTAAGGGACTTTGACGAGAATGGGTTCTTGAAAATGAAGGAAAGGATGAATAATAATACTCCTTCTATTTAGATGTATAGAAACTAAATTTTTTGAGATATGAGACTGTATAGATTTGTAAAGACAGATGATAAAATTGATGTAGTGGTTGCTACTGATGGTTCTTGCGGACAGAAAAGAGTGTTTATTACTGAATCGCCGCGAGGTGTGGTGGTTCCCGGTCAGACTGGTGCTACAGACGATCAAAAAGAAGGAAGTGATTCTTTTCTTGCTTTGGGTTGGAAGTGGAATGTAGGCGAAACGGTTCAGCACGAAGATTTGGTTGACTTTGCGGAAGAAAATGGTTTGACACTTACCATTGAACCGCAGGAAATTAACGATATTGTTACTGCCTCTGCTGAATGGGATGCGGAAAACAATTTGGTTATTACTGCTGTATCGGAACTTAATCAGTCCAAAGAGGTGGAAGCTGTATTCCTCAATACTGTAGATTTGGCTGAATCGGCTACTCGTTTTGGTGAGATCACAAATGGCGGACACTCTATCAAGGGTAAAATCTTAAATTCTTGGACGTTAACTTTGGCTGATCTTGGTTTGGATGCTAAAGAAGAATTGGAGATTGTTTTGTTTGCAAATGGCGGTGTTCAATCCTTTAATCTTGTGGCTTCTGCCGATTAAGCCTTATGATGCGGATTTTATTTACAAATTCAGATAGTAGCAAAAGTTTGACTGTTATAACTGATGGTATTGACAGTCAGATGAACATTTTTGCTACAGAAACACCTATTGGAGATATTGACTATTTTAAAAGTCTGGGTATCTCTATAGAGGCAGGTGTGACGTACAATCTGGGCACTTTTAAAGAATGGGCATGGACAAATCTTTTGAAAGTGGTAGCTTATCCAGAAGGTTTGCAAGAGGAAGCTATGGTGTTGGTGGATGATGCGGACATGGAAGTGGTTTATTCTTTGTCAGTAGACCCTACATCTTTGAGTTTCCAGGCAGAAGGCGGGACACAAAAATTGACTTCTATCACTTCTGTAAAACAAATTCATGTAGATAATGTTCCTGTTGGTAAGCCTACGAACGTTCCTTACACAACAGCCGTTAATGGAGATGGTTTTTCAAAAGGTAATTCTGATTTGGAAGTGGTTGCGTCAGAAAATCCTACAGAAGCAGCCAGAAATGGAACATTGGTGATTACGCAGTCAGAAGGAAACAAGACGGTTAGCGTTACTTTGGCACAGGTAGCATCGTCAGTAGTATAATTTTTGATTTTAGTATGAGTAGGAAAAGGCAGAAAAATAATAAAGGAGGGAAGCCGGACTTTACCAAAAGTCTGGCAAGCCTTTCTTTGGAAGATATTGTAGGATTGCAAAAAACACTTCCTACTATACTCCAATCTAAATTACAACAGATGTCTCGATCAGACGATTTAGGGGATTTGGTGAAAGCCAATCTCTATATGGATAATGCTAATCAGAGACAAGACAGCGTAAAGGCTGTATTTTTTAATCCAGACGAAGCGAGCGATACGGGTAGGGGATACAAAGACCCTAACTTTTACGGTTCTATGCCCTTTGAGGTGCTTCGGAGAATGGGAGACATCTTTGTCGTTCGGGCCGTTGTCAATACTCGTGTTGAGCAGGTTCAGAATTTTCTTCATTTCAGCACTGATGAACAGAAAGAAGGGTACACTATCAGAAGAAAGCGGAATCCTTTTGAAAAGGTAAGCGCGGAGCGTTCAAGGGAAGATCAGATAAAAATCAATTATATCAGAAAGTTTTTGGAAGAAGGCGGTTTTCATGACAAGTGGGAATCGTTTGACACATTTCAAGACTTTGGGAGAAAAGTTGTATTTGACAGTCTTACTCTTGATCAGCTTGCTTTTGAAATAGTAAGGGACAGATCATGGAATCTGGCTCGTTATCGAGCCGTAGATGCTTCTTTGGTACGTTTTCTTGACAGTATCGATCCGAAGTTCCATGAAGAATTTGAGCAGTATCGATTCAAAGGATATTTACCGAAATATTGCATGTGCTGGCAGGGTCAGATCATGCAGCACCCGGTCACACACGAAAGCGTTATCTTCTATCCTTGGGAGCTTGGTATTGGTATCCGAAACAAATCGACCAACATCTATAAAAACGGGTACGGAACATCTGAACTGGAAACATTGTCCAGTGTTATGACATGGATTTTGTGGGGATTTGAATACAACGGCCTGTATTTTTCTAAAGGGTCTAACCCTAAAGGAATTATCAATGTTAAGAATCCAAACATATCACAGGCTTCTTTGAGTGAATTTAGGCAGGCATGGCAACAGACAATGGTGGGGGTTCAAAATTCACATAGAACGCCGATTATCAACGGTTTAGACCTTCAATGGGTTGATCTGTCTAAAAACACCAACCGGGATATGGAGTTTAGCGAGTGGGTAAAATTCCTACTTGTTATGACTTGTGCGGTTTATCGCATCGACCCGTCAGAGCTTGGCTTCCAATTCAAAGATCAAACAAATATCTTTGGACAAGCTGGACAAAAGGAACGTTTGCAGCATTCAAAAGACAAAGGTTTGAAACCTATCCTTGTGTTCTTACAAGAAGTAATCAATTACTATCTTGTATCAGAACTGGATGAAGATTTTGAATTTGTCTTTACAGGTGTGGATGCAGAAGATGAAGGAAGACAGGTTGAGATTGATGCTAAGAAAATTCAAAACGGTATGGTTTGTTTGGAAGATATTTTTGAAAAATACTCTGGACGTAAATTCAATCCAGAAACCGATACCATCTTGAATCAATCCTACCAGCTTCAAAAACAATATCAGATGCAGCAAGCTATGTACGGAGGTGATGCGATGAACGAAGAAGTGGATCGACAAATTGCGTCAGAAGACAAAGAAGATACACAGAAATCGTTCGATTCCAATCCTATTATGAGTGCTGCGATGTCTTACATTGAAAAGAACTGGGGAGAGAAGTAACTTATGAATGTGAGATATGTCAAAAATATCAAGGTCGAAAAGATGCCTTTAGTGTCAAATGTACACCATCATGTTGATCCTATGCGTTACCCAAAAGTACAGGAAGGATATGAAGGTATGGCGCAAGTTATCTTTTCGACACAGATAAATAATATGTTGATGGATTTGACGAAGAAAATAGTAGAACAAAAATCTAAGTAAGTATGCTATTCACACCGGAAGAAATACAGCAGTTGTTTTTCATTGTCGATTATCGTATTGCTCGTGTAATTGCCGATGTGCTGGGTAAGGAATATCTTTCCCAAGAAGACATAGATATGCTGAAAAGATTTGGCTTTGATTTAAAGACAGAAGTTCTGAAAATACCACCTTATTGGCAAGCATTCATATTTGGACGTTTGGCGGCAATTCTTACACCTGCACAATTATCCTCTCTTAACTTCAACGACCTTCGGCAATATGTCGAAAAAGAGCAATACCCGGAACTAACTTCAAGAGAAAAAGCAGAATATAATGCTGCGGCTATGCGTTCTTATTCTTATATAAAAGGAATGGGGACACGTATAAAAGATTCTCTTTCTTCTACCATTTCAGAAGAAGAAATGAAAATAGCGGTGGCAGAACGGGAAAGGGAGGTGGAAACAGCTATTAGAGAAGAATTGACGGAAGGTGTCCTGAAAAGGAAATCGGTACAATCCATTGTTAGCTCATTGGGACATAGGTTGGATGAATGGAACCGGGATTGGGGTCGTATTGTTGCCACTGAAATGGAGAACATCTTTCAGATAGGGATAGCGCAGACGATCATGAAAGAGCACGGTATCCATGCAAAAGTATATAAGGAAGTGTTTCCCGGTGCTTGCCGGATGTGCCTTAATGCTTACACAACGGCTGGTGCAGGCTCTAAGCCCGTTATTTTTGATTTGTCCGAATTGATTGCCAACGGTACTAACATAGGTAAAAAGTCAAAAGACTGGAAGCCTGTTTTAACAAATATTCACCCTTTTTGCAGGTGTATGTTAAGACATGTTCCAGATGGATATGAATGGGATGACAAAACACAGTCATTTGAACCTAAAAAAGTAGATGAAAGTAAGCGGGTTCAGAGAAAATCAAAGGTAAAAATAACTGTAGGTACAAAATATTTCGAAGTGTAATGAAACAAAGAACGATTTTTAATTCCGGTTTTATCAGTATTCTTACTATAGATGGTTCAAAATGGATAAAGGACATCCAAGTAGGAAATGTGATAAAAACCGTTTCCGGTTACAGAAGGGCGACAAAGGTTATCCAGTCTGAACTGTCTTCTGTTCCTCGTATTTTTGATATATGCTACGTTACGGAAGATGAAACTCTTGAAAAGGGATACCGTGAAGATGCTTTACATAGAGTGGTAGACGGCTCTTACGTTTTGTGCCATAATAAAACAAAAAGAGTGGATAAGATAAAGCCGGGCGATGTTCTTATGCTTAAAAATGGATGTAAAGGTAAAGTAACCAACATTATACAGATACCTATTGCAAATGTTTCGCAATATTTCTATACCTTTGAACTTGATAAACCGGACTTTTATTTTGCAGACAATGTCTGTGTGCCGGATGCGACAATTTGTAAAGACAAAACAAAATAATTTCTGATATGGGTTTAAACTTGAAAGCGTTGCTCGGATTGCAGACGCAAAATGAAAAAATAGCTGAATATAGAAGACTTCTTAAAAAAGGAAAAGAGGTAAGCCAAGAGATAAGCTCCCTTGGTGAAATCTATTCCATTCAGAAGTCGCAGTACGATGAACTGAAAGGAAGTGAAGATGCTGATGCAGTTGCAAAGGCAGAAAGTTGTTTTAATGAGTTTTTAAAGCAACAGTCTAAGGATTTGATGGATGTGTACAAGAGAAGAAATTCTATCCATAAATCCATTGCAAAGTTGGAAAATGATGAAGAATTTGCTGAAATGGCAAAAGACATTCGTCAACTTGAAAGCTGTCGTGAGTTATGGAGACAGGGCTTGATCAAGAAATCTGTTTACTTTGATTTGTTTAAGGCGAAGCAAGGGAAAGTTCAGTTTGCGGACGTGCTTGTTTTTAGAGGAGACAAACTTCTTATTTTGAATCGTGTGGGAGAAAAGGGCGCGGTTTCAAATGATTGGTGTATTCCGGGTGGACATGTTGACCCGGGAGAAACTTTCTTGCAAGCTGCAAAAAGAGAACTGTTTGAGGAAACAGGTATTGATATGTCGGAAGAACTTTTGATGCCGGTCGGTAAATACATTCCAAAGAGAAAAGGTATTGAAATTCACTATTTCATGTGCTTTGTTGATCCTGATGCTCCTGTCAACATTCTTGTGGACGGAGAAGAAGAAACAGGTAGTGAATGGATCAATCCTCACACTGAACTTGACCAATATAATTTTATCTTTGATATGAAAGATAATATCAAACGTATTCTTGGTATTGAGGTACAGGATGAGTTTCAGTTGGTAATGAAATCTTTCAAAGAGGGCAAAATTTCAAAGGATGTATTCACCTCCTATTGTGAAAAGAATCCTGAAAAACTTGAAAAGTCGGCAAACAAAACTTCTTTTACGCATGAAGAAAGAAAGGATTTGGCAAAGAAAGGTGAAGCAATGCCCAATGGCAAATATCCTATTCGCAATCGGCAGGATTTGAAAGATGCTATTCGTTTGTCCGGTAGTTCTTCTATGTCGAAAGAAGAAGTAAAGAAATGGATCAAGAAACGGGCAAAGGAGCTTAATCTGGAAGACGAATTGCCGGAAGACTGGAAAGTAGAAAAAACTATGGATACAGCAGACGCACATGTATTGCAGCGTGAATCTTTGGATGGTGAAACCAAAAATATTGTTCGTACAGAGGATGGTGTAGGCGAAGGTATTGAAAAGGCTATTACTTTCAAGAGAACTATCTATGAAGAAAAAGAAGTCGAAGTGGTAGAAGAGCCGAACAAATACACTTACGGTGAGTTTCATATGAATTTCTCTGATAATGATGGTGGAAAAGGAGATAAGTTTGCTGATTTTTTAGGCATACTTCAAAAGGTAACTTGTCTTGGTAAACCTTTTTCTATTGTTATTAAGACAGAAGAAAATGGGGAACAAGAATGGAAATGGAATGGTAAGTTTCGCATTGAAGGCACTACCAAAACAGAAAACATCCGAAAATCGACAGAAGATGAATTGTCTGTTGAAAATGGAAATACCGAAGAAATCGAAAAGTCCAAAAAGACCGATAAGAGTATTTTCAACACTTATCTCAATTTTCTGGAAGGAACTAAAACACGTCTTAAAAATATTCATTGGGGTGAGGAAGATAATTCCAAGCATGTCTATCTCGATGAACTTTCAGAAGAAGTTTCAGAATTTGAGGATAAGATTGCGGAAGCCGGGCAATCGGGATTCGGACGATTCAAAGACGGGGAAATCCAAGGGGATGAAGTGAAAGAGGATGATCCGGTTGCTATTTGCCAAATGATATTCGACAAAACGATTGAGTTCAGAAAAGAACTTGCTGAAAAGGATGAATACATTGGCGAGGTAAGCTGGATTGATGATTTTCTTGCAACACTCAAACAGTCTAAATATAGATTGCAATTGCATTAAGGAGTTTGGAGATAAATTACGATAATAATTAATAAAAGTTAAAATATTGAGTTATTGTGATTTAATTCTAATTTTGCAGTATTTTTGAGTGTTATAAATACGTTTATTTCAATTTCAACCAATCAAAATGTTTGATAGTTTTAAATTATATGTAGATTTGGATTTGGAGAAAGCCAAAAGCGCGGTATCAGAGCAACAATCTCCATACGCAAACATGGTATTTTCCGGTGTCGCTTCCGATTCTTCAAAAGATGATGAAGAAGAAGTCTTAGAGCCGTCCGGGTTTATATATGATAGATTTTTGAAATCCGGTTTGTTTAACCTCGATCATTTGCCCACACGTTCACCTATTAACAAAAGTCGTTTTTGGATTGGTGAACCTATTGAAGCCTATGTGAAAGACAATAAGTTTTTTGTAAAAGGTAAATTGTGGGAAAAGTCGCCGGAAGCCCGTGCTTTTTGGGATAAGGCAATTGAAATGCAAGAATCGGGTTCGACAAGAAAACCGGGTATGAGCGTAGAAGGTAAGGCGTTGGAACGGGATAAGAAAAATCCCAAAAGAGTGACAAAAGCTCTTATTACAAACATTGCCCTTACAATGACACCGGTCAACACTAAGACCTATTTGGATATTGAAAAAAGTAAGGGTGGTAGTGTGAATGATTTATTGGAAATACAAAAATCAACTATTCTTTTTGAATATTGTACAGAAAACGGACTTGTCCAGATTGACAATAATTTCAAGGTGAATTTTCAAAAATCACATTCTTTTGATGTTGATTCTTTTTGGGAGATTTATCGTGCAGTTCAAGAAGGTAGGGTTGAAAAAAGTGTTTTAGATACATTCGTAGAAAAAGTTCGACAATAATTTTTATACATAATGTTATGGTAGACGTAAAAGAATTTAAAGATGATCCGTTATACAAGGCACTTGAAAATTCTGGTTTCAGTGCAGAAGATATTGCTACTATGGTAGCAAACGGAGATGTAACTTTTGAAAAATCGAAAAGTGTCGCCGAAATGAAAGAATCCGAAAAAAAGGAGGACAAGAATATCGGCAATGACGAAAAGCACATTGACGATTTGAAGAAGGACGAAAAAGAGGATAAAAAAGACAAGAAGGACTTGAAAGAGGACATTAAAGAGAAAGAAGATAAAGTTGAGAAATCTTTCTCTATGGATGATATGAAGGCTTTCGGTGCTTCTTTGGCAGCTAATATCGTTAAGGGTATGACAGAAGTCATGAACGAACGTTTTGGTAACATCGAAAAGTCTTTGGAATCTTTTGGCGCACAGACACCTTCTTTTAAGGGAGTGCAGACTTCTGCTGTTTTGGAAAAATCCATGAAGCCGGAAGTGGACGAAGATGGTAAGACACTTCTTTCTGTCACAAAACAACGTCCTTTGGTGATGGCAGCTATCAACAAGGCTGTTGAAAACGCCGGTGAAGAACTTGAAAAGTCGATTGGTGATGATGCTCTGATTTTCTTGGCAGACAGTCAGGCTGAAACCATTGGACAGGATTTGGCAAAATTCATGTACGAAAAGTACAACATCAAGTTCCAGAAGTAAGAAGTAATTCGATCGAATAAATATAAAGATTATAGAAAGATGGACTTGTATAACTATAATGATTTAGCTGCTTTTGGCGGTGCTGGTAATGTTGCCGATGTGTTGAAAGCAATGGAAGCCGGTTTACAAACCGGTATGCAGTACGACAATCAGATCAACAATGGTGGTGGTCTGAAAGTTGAATCTTTGGATGCTTACATCAAGGTTTTGGCTAACCGCTTGAACCAGTTGGTTGTTTACAACGAAATGCCGAAACAGAGAATTGAGAATACGGTTCACCAGTACAACCAGTTGTACAAATATGGTGAAGAAATTGGTATTTTCAATCTTGAAGGTGAAACACCGGAAGAAACAGATACTCAATACATCCGTAAGTCAATCATCTCTAAGTTTATGGGCGTTACAGGACAGGTAACTGATCCGGCTATGCTTGCTAAACTTGCCGGTGGTATGAACATGTACACTCGTGAGGTACAGAATAAGACCACTTTGCTTTTGACTTTGATTGACACTCGTTTGACGGATGCTGATTCTACTTGTATCGCAGAACAGTTTGATGGCATCTTCCGTCAGCACATGATGGGTGTAGCTGCTACTGACCGTGGTTCTACGGAAGGTATGAGCACAGAACAGATTTTGGATGCTTACTATGGCTCACAGGCTGTGATTGATGCACAGAATGGTATCTTGACTGATGCTTTGGTTGAAGATGCTGCTGATCGCGTTGTAAACGTTTACAACGGTTATATCGACCGTATCGTTTCTGCACCGGTTGTGTTCAACAACTATGTGAAGAAATTCCATGAATCAAAACGCGTTGTTGTTGGCATGTCTAACAGCGTTGTAGGCGCAACAATGGGACAGTCTGTAAACGACATCATGACGCAGTTCGGTAAGGTTGCTGTTAAAACAGACAAGTTCTTTGACGTTCGCCGTCCGATCAAGGCTTCTGCTACAGCTTCTTCTCCGAAGGCTCCGGGTATTCCTGTTGCTGGTGGAACTAAGTCTGCTGTTGTTGCCGATACAAAAACCAACTTCGTATTACATGCCGGCTCTTATGGCTACTTGGTAACAGCTAAGAACCGTTATGGTGAATCTGCTCCTTTGAAATTGACGGATACTGCTCTGGCAGTTGCAGCTAATCAGTCTGTAGATTTGCAGTGGACAGCTCCAGTTGGAGGTGCTTATGCTCCTACTTGCTACGTTGTTTATCGTACTAAGAAAGTAACTGCTTTGACAGATACGACAGAATACTATCCTATCTTCACTATTCCGGCTTCTATGCTGGCTGCTGGATATGATGGTGCTGCTGCAACAAAAGTACGTGACCGTAACCGTATCATTGCAGGTACGAAGTCTGCTCTGATTTACTATAACGACAGCCAGATCAACGAATACTTGCAGTTTGGTGACACTCGCAAACTTGACTTTGCAATCACCGCTCCGTCTCGCAGATTCGCTATCTTGAACTACGGTACTCCAGTTCTGTATCAGCCGGCTAAGATTTGCCGTATTATCAATATCGGTGATGAAGGTTTGGGTGCATAACTAAGACGTATTTAGTCTCGGAATTTTATAAAGGGAGGGAAAGGTTTTTGAAACACCTTCCTCTCCCTATTTTATTTATCAATAAATCATATTTCGTATGAAAAAGATTGTATCAACAGTATATAAAAACACTACCATTCAGTTTTTGAATGAGCTTGTGGAGTTTGAAAACGGGAAAGCCGAAGTAAAGGACGAAACTTGGGAATACATCAAAAATGGCGGTTTCTCCGGTATTGCTTTGGAAGAAGAAGCTAATACGCTTGAAAAGGAAAAATCTGAATCTGAAAAAGATACTGATGAAGCTCTGAAAGTTCTGAAAGAAGAATACGAGTTTGAAATTGCTCGTTTGAACGGTATTATCAAAGATAAGAACAAGAAAATCGAACAATTGGAGCAGTCTATTGACGTTTGGAAAAAAGAGGTTGAAAGACTGTCTAACGGTGGTCAGCCGAAAGAAACTGTGGAAGAACCGGTTAAAGAAGAAGCCGGCGCAACAGAAGAAGAAATTGCTTCTTTAAAGGAAGATATGTCTAAAATGACTTTTGAGGATTTGAAGGCACTTGCTATTGAAAACGGAATGAGTAAACAGAAAGCCGGAAGATTCAAAGAAGAAAGTCAGAAAGACGAACTGATTGATGCTATAATTGCGTTACCTAAAAAGTAAAAAAGACATTTAAGTTATGCCGGGACAACTGATTTTTACAGTAAAGTATAAGAAAAATACGGGTTCTGTTATTTCCGTTGCGGAGATGTGGAACAATTACCTGTACGGTATTACCATACAAGCCGGTACGGGGACTTCTTTTTCTGATGAATCACTTAGAACTTATTTGAGTGCTGCACAGAGAGAGATCGAGAATTATTTTAATCTCAAATTTGTAAAGCAATTAGTTGAATCGGAAACACATTCTTATTACAGAACAGATTATTTCCAGCAATTTCCTATCATTCAAACTAACTGTCCAGTAAGGGTTCCGCTTGCGCTTACAGGTATGCTTAATAAGATGGAGCAGATTATTTACCCGCAAGGTTGGCTTAGTTGTGAGAAAGATATGGACGGGATAGGGAAACGAAGAATGAGTGTCGTTCCTACCGGTGCAAATTCGGTTAATGCAAATGCAGATGTTATTCTTACTGGAATGACTACGCAGATAGGCTTTCAACGGTTCACAAACATACCGGACTATTGGGACATTCAATATATAACCGGTTTTGATTTGGATAAAATGCCTGCCGATTTGATTAATCTTGTTGGTAAACTTGCTTCGTTCGGCCCGCTTAATATTGCCGGAGATATGATATTCAGTTTACCCGGTATAGCTTCTATGCACTTGGAAATAGATGGATTAAGACAATCTATCAACTCTACCGCTTCTGCTGAAAATGCAGGTTACGGGGCACGCTTGAAACAGTATCAAAAAGAAATAGAGGAAACTGTAGGGCGGATAAAACTCGTGTACGATGAATTTAGGTTTTTAGTATTATAAGGAGGGTAATTTGTTTATTTTGTTTTTATTGAAATTTCAAATAGTAAAATTGATTGATGAGATTGGTTGAAAAACATATTGTTAAAGATAACCGATTTGAAGATATTTGCCTCAAATCAGGATTGCTATATAATTATGTCCTGTATAATGTGCGTCAAGGTATCTTCAATAAAGAATATCTGAAAGAATATGATCTTTCTACTAAACTTTGCAAAGAAAATCAATTTGATTTTAGAAATTTGCCATCATCTATTTCTCAGCAAGTAGTTGGACAAGTATTCAAGTCTATCAATTCTTGGATAAAGTTGAAAAAGGATTTTGGAAAGAATCCAGCTAAACACAACAATCGTAAGCCTCACCTTCCTTCTTACAAGAAAGGAAAGAAACAGAATATGGTAGTCTTTACAACTTCTGCTTGTAGAATCAAAGATGGATATATTTACTTCGTTAAAAATATCATTCAACCAATTAAAACTAAAATAGGAAACAATAAACTATGTCAAGTTAGAATTATACCACAAGCTACTTGTTATGTAGTTGAAGTGATTTACGAAAAGAAAGAACAGGATTTGAATTTAAACAAAGATAATGTTCTTTCGATTGATTTGGGATTGAATAATTTATGTTCATGTATTAACAATGCAGGAAAACAACCTTTCATTGTAAACGGACATATTATCAAATCTTTTAATCAGTGGTACAATAAGAGAAAAGCTAAATTAATGTCTTTTGCAGGAGACAAAGGGACTTCAAAAAGACTTAGACAACTTAACAATTATAGGAATTTTTGGATAGAAGATCATATCCATAAGGTTAGTAGATTTATTATAAACTATTGTATTGACAATAATATCGGTAGTCTTGTAGTAGGACTGAATAAAGGATGGAAACAGAAAATTAATCTTGGAAAGAAAACAAACCAGAAATTTGTTGAGATTCCTTTTTCAAGGCTTATAGATAAAATTTCCTATAAATGCAAATTAGTTGGAATTAGTTTTTATCTTAGTGAAGAATCATACACATCAAAGGTTGATCATTTAGCTTTTGAAGAATTAGGAAAACATGACGCTTACTTAGGCAAAAGAAAGAAACGTGGGTTGTTCCAAAGTTCTGTAAATAAATTGATTAACGCAGATATCAATGGAGCTATTGGAATAGGTAGAAAAGTATTCAGTGATTCTTATGTAAGTAGGATAATTGATAGTGGGTTAGCGTTTACCCCGGTCAAAGTAAACATTGCATAGTGTGGAAATTTGATAAATGAAATTTAAAATTTTAGTAACGTGGCAAAGAGTATTTTACAAACACCGGTTCCGCCTTTGAGTAATGCAAGTCCTGAATTTATACGTTCAGAGTTTGATTCTGCCGTTTATTTGAAAGGGTATGAGGTGATATTGGAAAAGGCGTTAAGATGTCCTTGTAATGCACCGGATGCGCCTTTAGTGGATTGCCAGAATTGTTTTGGTACAGGTTATTTTTATATCAATCCTACAAACACTCATGCTCTTATAACCGGTATAAACGGGGATAACAGTTACAAACGTTGGTCAGAAGAACTGATAGGAACAATTAACGTAACGGTAACAGACGTTGATAAACCCAATTTAGGATATTTTGACCGGATCACAATTTTAAAAGAGTTCTCTTACTTTAGCGAAAATTTGCCTGTAAGGACGGACGGAGAGAACTCTTTTGTATTCACGACTTATAAACCGTTAAGCATTTATAGCATACATGTGTTTGAATCGTCTACAGAGCCTTTGAGACAACTTTCTCCGACAGATTACAAGATAAGTGATGCGAACCCTTATTGCGTAATTTTGACGGCTAATATGTCTTTAAATCCGGTTGTAAGTATTTATTATCAACATCAATTGGAATTTCATGTATTGGACTTTCCCCATGAAGTCCGGGCTTCTTGGAAGAAAAACAAGGAAACGGGACAATTGGAAAGAACAAGACTTCCTATTCAAGCGGTGGCAAGAAGAACACATTTGATTGTGTCTGAAAAACCTAATTTTGATGGATCGGGAGTTATTTTGAATGATAATATTCAAATGAAAATTAGTGAGTAATGGTAGTGCCTATCAACATAGATTTAAGTGATCTGGTGGAAGAATTTGATCTTTCACAGGATCAATCTACGTTTTTAGGTTCTTCTATTATAGATGCCGTTATAACTGAATATCAGCTTAGGTGGGAAAATCTGATAAATAGGGAGCTTCGTACTACAAGGAATGAGTATAAAAGGGGAGTTTTCATTGAAAGGGAATCCCCTTTGTCCGTTATATTCGGGCTGACGAACAGAGCTTCTTCTATTCCTTTGATGATAGAAGAAGGACAACCGCCTTTTGACGAGAAGGAAGGTTTTAGAAATTCCCCAAAAAGAAAGATTGCACAGGATGGAGGTTGGTATATAGATATTCCCTTTAGACATGCAACGCCGGAAGCTGTAGCGGATTCGGGATTGTTTGCTTCTATAATGCCGCAACAAATTTACAACGCAGTTCAGAAGACAGGAAGATTAGGAAGTGGTAATTTACCAGAAAGTTTTTCTGAAAAAGGGCAGAGAAAAGCAATAAATAGGCTGGGTGTAAACAAACCGGCTTACATACACAAAGCACCTATTTATGAAGGACTAACTAAAGTAAACATTGCTTCTACTCAAAATGAAAAGAGAAGCGGTTACTTTACATGGAGAAGGGTAAGTGAAAACTCTGATCCTAATAGTTGGTGGAATGGCGGTATTGTTCCATATAAACTTATGAACAAAGCTCTTGAACAAGCAAAGATAGATGCTGTTGCGGATAGGGTGATTGACGAATTTTTAAATGCGATGTAACGATGCTACAGATAGTCAAAATAAAAAAGATAGTGGAAGCCTGTTTGGAATACGTACAAACGGACTTTGAAAGCAAGGAAAACGAAAAGGATTCTTTCTTGTACAAAGTGTTGGGAGATACACAGGACGGCTCTTTCAACTACTATGAACAGGCAAAAAATATCTTTCTAAGAAAGGAAACAAATCCGAACAACATAAAGGTAGCTTTGGAATATCCGAAAGATAAAACAGGGCTGCCGGCATACATTATTCGTGAACCCGGGAAAACAGGTGGCATTGCCAATTCCATAGGTAAAATAGAATCTTTTATGGGTGGCGTTCCTATGTACAGGGACACAAGACAGTACGGATTGGAAATCATGTGCTTTTCTGTAAACATGAATGAATCAATCCTGATGTCAGAGATTCTGTACGCATTACTACTTGGCTCTTGGGATACTTTGGCTTCACAGTTCCTTAAAATAGAATTTACCATGAAGGAGCTTATGATGCAAAACAATCTGATGCCGACACCTATTTTCATTCGTTCTATCGGACTTGATTTATCGTCAGAAGAAATAGTACCGGGATTGGTGGATACGTCTTTACTCGGAAAGATCATCTTTGGGAAAGTGAATCAAGTGGATAGCATTGCTCTTGGTGACCCGACTTCTATTGACGGACTTCCAGGTGTAGAATCAGAAATTGTGGGGTTCAGATAGTTCGTTGATTGAAAAATGATTACCTTTGAGGTAGTTTGATTTATGTGTAAGAATTAATTAATACATTTAATTATTAGATTTTTGTCGTAATTACTTAAAATAATTGTTTTGAAGTTTTTGGCAAATTAATTGATTTAATTTTTGAATGTGTTTTTAAATAAAATCAAATAATAATTCGATAACAAATTGAAAATCAATAAATTATGGCTACATCGTATATTTTTGGTAATAAACAAATAACCTTACCGGGTGCGTATAGTCGGATCGTATCTGGAGAAACAAGCCCAGCCAGAACATTAGATTATTCGAAGGTTTTGGTCATAGATAGTGGCGTTTATGGTGCAAATTGGGGTGGTGGTTCTGGTATAGATGGAGAAAACTTTCAAGGATTGGATTCAGTCTATACGTTTGACACCCTTGCAGAGTTCCGTTCTTTTGTAAAGGGAGGTATGTTCTGGAAGATTGCAGAAGGTCTTTTTACACCGGATTATACAAACCCGGCTTCTACAGGTATCTCTCAACTTTTGTATGTAAGGGCAGCTAAGACTACTTCTGCAACTATTACTTTTGTTACTACAGCAGGTGGCACGTTTGAAGTAAAGACACTGGATGAAGGTTTGGGAGCAAATGGCAAACTTTCCGAAGCTGGTAATTTGATTGCCGGTTATGGTGTATCCATTGTGAAAGGCGTAGACGATCCGGCAAAATGGATCATGAAATTCTATGTCGGTTCTTTCACAGGATATGCAGAAGATGGTTACCCTATTGGAGAAACGCCGGAAGATCAAGCAGCACCTACATTGGTATTGCAGTCACCGGAATTTGACAATATTGGAACTTTGCTTGAATGGGCTAAATCCGATTCTAATTTTGCTAACCTGTTTGTATTGACAGAAAACGCGGAAGTACAAGGAGAAGGAACGGTATCTGAGAGTGACGTTACTACTGCACTGGCTGGTAAATCCTATTTCTTGGCAAAGGGCGGTACTGAAACTTACAATATTGACAACATGGCGAAAGTTATGGAAGCAATTACAGGTTTGGACTATAGCTTTGCTCTTATGGATCAGTTCGGTACAAATGCTGATTCCGCATTGCAGAAACAGTACATTGCTCATATGAATAGTCAAGCTAAGTACACCCACTTCTTGTTTGTGGGAGGTTATGACGATGCCGCCAATTTCTCTAAATCACTTGATTTGGCGAAAGGATTCAACAGCGAGCTGGTTCAGTTGGTACATGGCGGTGCAGGTATGACTTCCGGTATTACAGGTATCAAAACACGCTGGTGGGGAGTAATGTATAACTTGTGTTGTATTTTGGGTAGAACGGCAGGAAAACCGCCTTATATCCCGGTTACAAACAAGACAATCGGTATCGACAAGTTGAAGCACACTTTGAATGATACGGAAAAAACTAAGGCTTTGAATGCCGGTATGCTTGTGACGGTTTACAATGACTATACGAATAACTTTGTCGTATTACAAGGTGTAAACACTTTACAGGACAACAAAGTGTTGTTCAATTCAAACGGACAGAGCCACAGCATTCAGTTTATGCGTATCGTTGCTCAAATCAACAAGGAATTGGTTGTAAATGCTTCTATTGATCTGTTGGGACAAGAAAACGGTGTAAACGTCAATACATTGTCTGCCGGTGCGGTGAAAGACTGGACGGTTGCTTATTTGCAATCAAGAGTGGCAAATGAGGCACAAGACAACCTATTACTTTCGTTCAAAGATGTTCTTGTTACAAGACAAGAAGATGCCTGGTTTGTAACCTATAAGATCGTTGTGAACAATGAAATCAACAAGTTGTTCTTCACAGGCTTCTTAATTCGTGGATAATAATTCTAAAATATAGATATTATGCAGACATTCAGTGCACCTATGGCATATATCAAGATCGGCAACGAAACAGCCGGTTTTGTTAGAAATATAACCGTACAGGAACAAATCAATCGTGTGGACGTACAGGGATTGGGTAGTTTGCCTATTCAGGAAATCCCACCGGTTTCTTATAGATGCTCGGCAACGGTAGATCAGTTCTTCTTATCTTTCAAAGCTCCGGTGGTGGAAGCGATGATTCATCGTTTGGGTACGTTGCAGGAGGTTTTGGACACTCTTACATTTGCAGAACAAGGGTTCTCTATCATGATCTACAAGAAATTGGTACAGAACTTTGATGATGCCCGTAAGATGGTAACAAGTGTTGATCCGACAGGGCAGACAATTGCCCTTTTGACACCTTGTTTCATTGAGAATCAGAATTGGCAGTTGCAGGAGCAATCTGTTGCTTCCTATAATGTCAATATTAGGTATCTTAACCCCGTCGTAACTGCCGAATATTGAGGCAATTAGCTTTTATTAACGTCATTTTTAAAGGTAAGAATTGAAGATGTTATATCTAAAGTTCTTACCTTTGTTGTGTATAACAATAAATGCCCATACAAAGATTGCAGTCAATGTATGGGCAGATTTCGATAAATTGAACTTAAATTGGTTTTGGTTATGAAAGCTAATTTTGACAAAGGTACAAAAATTTGCTCTAAGTGCAAGAGAGAACTCCCTATTGAGAATTTTCAAAAGAACAGCTATTCTTCTGATGGATTTACTTGTAGATGTAAAGAATGTCTTTCTCATAAAAATATGACAGATGAGGAAAAGAAAAGAAGAAAGCAAATCCATAAAAAATATCGTTTGTCTGAAAAAGGAGAAGAAAGTAGGAAAAGACAGAATGAGCGAAAGAGAAATGATCCTGAATATAAAGAGAAAAATAGGCAAAAATCACACGAGTATTATCATAAAAACTTGGCACATCCAAAGAAATTAAAAGAAATTGAAATAGACGAAAATGGAAATGAAATTTTTGAATGTACTACTTGTGGTAAAAAACTTCCTATAGAGATGTTCCCAAAAGACAATACCAATAGACTTGGTATTCATTTTTCATGTAAAGATTGCTATAACGCTTATCGTAGAGAAAAATCGCATACAGAAGAATATAGAGAGAAAAACAGAAAAAAGATGGCAAAATTTAGAAATTCAGAAAAAGGGAAAGAATATTTTTCTGAATACAGAAAATCGGAATCATTTAAACAATCTTCAAAAAAATATAGAGAATCTGAACATGGAAAGGAAACAAAAAGACAATATAGAAAGAGGCTTTGGAATGAAAGTCCTGAATATAAATTAGAGACTGCTTTAAGAAATAGAGTTAGATTAGCGATAAAAAATGGCTCTAAAGCTGCTTCTACTATAGAACTTGTTGGATGCTCTGTCCAAGATTTAAAAAAACACATTGAATCACAATTTTGTGAAGGTATGAGCTGGGATAATTATAATCATAAAACTTGGCACATTGATCATATAGTTCCTTGTTCTGCTTTTGATTTAATGAACCCAATCCACCAAAGAGTTTGCTTTAATTGGATGAATTTACAGCCTTTGTGGGGTAAGCTAAATATAAAGAAAAAAGATAGATTAATAGAAGGGTCGCAGGAATTAGTAGATTTTATAAGAGACGAATTAGGGATTAAAGAAGAAATCGTTTTAAAGGATGTTGAAAAGAATAGATAATCTTTTTAGAAAGCGGGATGAAAATTCCGCTTTTTCTCTTTTATCATTATCTTTGCATATATCAATCAATTAAAAATCATATAGTATGGAATCGAAAGAGATTACAGTGAAAGGAAGAAAGTACGAGATCAGTTTCCCGAATGTTGGACAGTATTACCAAATTGAGGTAAATAAACAGAGATTGGGTAAAGGGAGTTACAACTCTATGATTGGCAACCCTACCATTTCTGCGCAGCGTGCTTTGGATATGATAGATGTGGAAGCTGCACTTTCTGTTTTGTGCCCACAATTGATGTCCGATTTGAAAGTGAAAAGTTTCTCTGAATTGGGACTGAAAGATTACAAAGAAATTTGTGATATTTATATGCACGATATTTTCCCGTTCTTGAAGGAGGCTGAAAAAATTCTTTCATCTGTAGACTGATGAATCGGGAAGAATATAAAAATTTTGTCATAAGATGGGACAATATGTTTCCTATTGATAGATGGTATAGGAATAAACATAAAATCCCGTTTCTTTCAGAAGAACATAAGAAATGTGATTTTTTTGCAGAACTTATGGAATTTGAAGAAGACAAAGTTTTTTATGAACTGCAACAGGAAAAAGAAGAAAAAGAAAAACAAGAATATATTCCTAATATTGGAGATTGGCTAAAAGCACCGGAAGGTGGAATTTCGGAACAAGATACTGCTTTCTATGAAGATCAGATGTTTAAGATGATCGAGTTTGAACAGAAAGCAAAAGAGATAAAGGAAAATGGCGAACGCGGAGAAAAGGCTTAGAGTTTCGGTAGACACTTCTCAACTTAGGGCTATAGGTGGGGAAATGGAAAGTATTCAGCGAAGGATCGTTGAAAACAACGACAATATTCTTCGTCAGCAAAATGATGCTATCAATCAGCTTAGGGAACAATTGAATCTTTTGGGACGACAAAATTCCGAAAGAGGAAGGCAACCTGTTTCTCCTGTTCGTCCCACTCAACCAACCCCACAACCGGAAGAAGGAGAAACAGAACAACCAACTCCTACTCGAAGAAAGAGAAGAACGAAGCAAGACGAAATAGATAGTCTTAGAGGACAACTTGACGTTTATCAAACCGGTGGTGCAAGGGCTATAGATTTGAATGCACTTTTGGGTATCAATAAAGAAGGTTTTGCTTCTGTGGTGGAGGCGATCGCTTCTGGGAATGGCGATATTTCCGGTATAGCCGGACAAATACTTCAACAAGTACAAGCCGGCACAAGAGCTTTAGAAGCCATACAGGAAGGTATTTTTTCTATAGATGAAACTTTGTACAACGGAAGGGGTACATCTGGCGGAGGTTCAGGAATACAACCTATTCTGGTTCCCACCCCGACACCGGTAGACAGAGAGCCAACTACTATTACAAGGGAAAGACAAGAAAATGTGGAAAGAGGCAGCGATAGAAGCACTGCTACCAATATCGCAACAAGGGTTATTTCCGGCGTAGGAGCCACTTTCCAAAGTCCGGCTGCTATGGGTGGCGGGATTATTCCTTCTTTAGGCGGAATTTTAGGGGAAGGGCTTCCTTTAATCCCCGGTGTAGGAGGATTTTTAGGCGGAGTTACAACGGCTATTGCAAATGTGGTTGCTGGTATTTTTACGACTTCTGTAGAAAAAGCTATGGAAGCTCAAAAAAGAACTATAGCCTATTCTCAAACAATGGGAACAACTGCCGGACAATCTATGGCTACGGCTTTCAGAGAGGGTAGCTACGCTTCTTCTGCTTTGGGAATGAATGTAGGTGAATACATTCAAAGACGTGCTGAACTTATTCGTGCCGCCGGCGGAAAAGAAGTAACTGTAGCACCTGTACCGGAAACACAAAGTTTGATGGCTGTACAGCGTTTATACGGGCTTAGCGATCAGTCGGTAATGGGAATGCAAGGAGCAATGCGTTTCGCTCGTACAGAAGAAGGACAAACAGCTTCTTCATCTGCTATTATCCGGTCTTTTGAACAAACCATGAAGCAACTTCAAATTCCGCTTAGTGAAATTGCTTCTACTATGGATGAAAGTATGACTACTTTTGTTCGGTCTGTTGATGATATCCTTTCTCGAACAGGTGAGATAGATGCGGCAAACATAGCTGCTATTATGCGTGCCGTTCGTCTGCAAACAGGAATGGAAGGTAGACAGCTTGAACGGGTTCAAGAGGCTTTTATGGGCAAAGGAATTTCACAGGATGAAGTAACACAAACCCTACTTCTTAGAGCGGTACAACAGGCAACAGGAGCCAGCACACCTTCGGAAGCGTTTGCAAAAATGGACGATTTGACGAAAGACCCTGATATTATGAGAGAATTTTTGCAGATTTTACAGCAATATTCAGGCGGAAGCCTTGAAATGATGCGTAATCTTATGAAGGGAGCTTTCACAAACCTTACATGGACAGATGTTAATGAACTTACGGCAGGTGGTAATTTTGATTACGAGAAGATATTTGAAACGGTTCGTCAAGCGGAACAAGCCTTACAGCAACGTAACGATCCGACAAATAGATATGAACCTACTGCTGCCGAAAGAACTGTTACGACAGGAGAAAAGATGATGTCGGCTTATGAAAATAGGATGATTGGTATTGGGGAAACGAATATAGATAGATTGGGTAAGATATTGAATGCTATAAATGGTATTTATACGTCCATTTCAGATACATCGTCTTTGGTGGAAAGTTATTATACACGTTTTATGGAAGCGTACAAAAAGAATGATGGATCAACTATGCAGCAGCTATCTACTGCATTTCATAATTTTCCATCTCTTTTGATGTATGGTTTTCTTAAAGGCTCAAAAAAAGAGGAGGAGTAATCTATGACAGAAGAAAAAAATAAAGAATTAAAAAATCCACCTATTTATCCTCTGGAAAGCTATCAACAAGCAAAACCGGAGGACTTTATAAATTATTGGCAAAAAATTCTTCCGTCTGGGAAAAAGAAATTTACACCCTCTGAATTGATGAAGGTTGAAAATGGTAAGGGTATCACAAATCTGGATATCATTTGGGGAACGTATGATAAAGAAGAACAAGTCAAATACAAAAGTGACTATGATTCCGGCACGTTGCCTTATATAAAGCAGGGGACGGTTTTGTGGTGTCCTAAAGGAGATACACCTATTTCTCTTGTGAAAGCCGCAAAAGAAGGGCAGTTTGTTTCACAAGGAAGTTTTAAAGCATATTGGGGAGATAACTATGAAGAACTGATAAGTGATCCTGAATATTTGCCTGATACAAATGTAACTTCTGCATTGGAAGGAGCCGGGATAAACGCCAAAATAATATCTATGAACATTCGGGTATGGATGTACATAAAATCAATTGGCAAAGTGATTGATCTATCTCCTTATGTGTTGCAGACGGTTACAACTAAATCTAAACAAACAGGAGAGTTTAGCATTTTGTTAGCACCTTTTTATTTTAATGGAAGCTCATTTAAGTTTGGGGATTCTGTTTTGGAACAATTTAATACAGTTTCTATTACCGGTGCGCAAGTCAAGTCCTTCCAAGAGAAATTTATACAAAACAACGATATTGTCTTTATACGGTTTGAACGTTTACAAAAAGAAAACAATAAAGGAGATGTGGATTTTGGCAAACGTGTCGATTTGGAAATTCCTGTTTCTAAAGTAGCTAAGGACAATATTTGGGATATGATAGGGTTTGTAGATACTTGTACCACATCTTACGAAGCACAAGGAAACATAAAATCCATTACAATAGAAGGACGGGACATAAACAAATTGTTTTCAGATGATGGTTGCTATTTTATCCCTTTACTTAATGCAACCGATACATTTTCTCATTGGTATGAAATGAGCGAAGACAGTATTTGGTTTAAAAGAAACGTCCTTACAGGTGCATTCTCCAATCTTTTGTGGTCGTATCAAATGAAGCCTATCCGGGAATGTATTTGGTTTATTGTGAATGTGATGTCAAACATAGGTATAACAAAGAATAGTGTGTTTGATTCATGGCAAGATAAAAGAACGGAAAGTTACGATATAGGTGTAGACGAAAAACAATCTGTAAATGGAATTTGGCAAATATTCAAAGTATTTGTGGAAGATGTGCTTGAAAAAAGGGTACTCATAGATTCTTCTATTGCCAATCCAAACGGTACACTTTTGGAGTATATGAACAGGGTTTGCCAATTCCCTTTGGTTGAGTTTTATTTTGATACTTATGTCAATACAATAGACCTTGTGGTAAGACAGCCACCGTTCAACAAGGATGCTATTTTGGGTGCGTATAAGAATGGACAATACATTACAGTTAAGTCTGAAAACATGCACGGGTATGATTTGTCTTATGATACAAGAAGTTATTCTTGGTATCAGCTAAAAGTAATGAGTAATCATGCCGGACAGACAAATACAACAAGTCTTGCTTTTGTTCCTATTGTATATTTGAATGAGTATGCAGAAGTTTTTGGTAACAAGAAAATGTCCTTTACGGATCAGTATTTGAATTACAAGGATTTGGAGGGTACGGAAGCAACTCGATCTCTTGCAAATTTTCAGGCAGCCGCAACAAACGATTTGATTTACATTATGGAATCAACAGCTTATTTGCCGTTTACAAGGACAGGAACTATTACGATCAATGGGGATAGAAGAATAAAGGTTGGGACGTTTATTTATTTTGAGCCGACAAATGAGTTCTTCTATGTTTCTTCGGTTGTAAATAATGTTTCGTTTTTGGATGGTAATTTGCAAAGACAAACGATTTTACAAGTAGAAAGAGGTATGTATATGCCGATTCTTTCTAACTCTTTCTCGAATGTAAAGAACCGGCAGGATAATGCTGGAGAAGAAAATAAAGATGTCAAACCGGATTATTTCAAACTGATTGATTTGACAGAAATAAGAAATGCGGCAAAGCAAGCGGAAGCGGATAAAATAACAACACTTGTCATGCCTAAAGTAGATAAAGATCAGTTTGATTATTTTCTTAATAGAAAAATGTTTAGTTAATCATGGCAGGGGGAAAGGTAAGAAAATTAAACGGTTCTTCTGAACCTATTTCATTCGGGTTTATAGTCATTCCTAATGGAGTGGACAGGGATTTGTATGTAGAGACTTGCTTTCGTACCGGACGTGTTTCTGTTATGGGAAATGGCGGCGTTTTCTTTAGGGATATATATATCACAAACGAAGTGTTGGCGAATATAGAGTTTCCTTTAAAAGAAAATGAGCAAGGGTCGGCAGTGGTGATAGCTACTAATCCGTATGATGGTATTCCTATTGTAGTAGGAAGCTATTGTAGAAATGATCAATCTCCTATGTGGAAAGAGAATACCTTTCGGTTTAGAAAAACAATAGGAAATGTGACTGCTTCTTTGATGGTCGATCCGACAGACAATACAATTTCTGTTTCTATCAATTCCCCTGAAAAGGCTTCTGTAAATGTGAAAGCAACCGGTTCGATAGAATCGGAAGTGAACGTAGAATCTACCGGGAACGTGAACGTGACAGGAGGGGAAAATGTATCCATAAAGGGATATACGCAGATCGAAGCAAAGATAGTTAATCCAGAAAAGCCCGAAGAAGAAGAAAGAAGGGTTGCTATGGATTTGGAAAAGATTACTTTCCATTGGAAAACGGAAGAATTGGAACAATCCTTGCAAGTGGACAACACAGGGGTTGCAGTGAAGATAGGGGATAATGTACAAAGTACAATAACCAAAGAGCAATTGGATTTGAAAACAGGTGAATCCACATTGAAGATGAACAATGAAATAATTGAGTTCAATGGAGGAGGACTGAAAGGTTTGGTTGAATTGGACAATCTTACAAGCAAGTTGAATGCGTTTGTGAATACTTTCAATTCTCATACCCACAATGTGCCGGCTGGCTCTTTCCTTGTCGGAGCAACGGCAGGCGTACCAAGTCCAGCTCCAGTACCCGTTACGTCCCCTATGCAGTCGGCACAATCTTTTAATGCTTCTGATTATGAGAACGAAAAAATAACACAGGGATAGTGTGTTATGAAAAAAGTTTGTACTTTTGAGAATAATTTAAATATCTATAGCCGTGGCAGTTTTGGATTCAGTAGTAAAGACAGCAAAATCAACGCTTAAAAATTTGGGGCGTTCCATGATGGCAACGCAATTCCCGAATGATTTTGAGGTGTATATGTGCTCTTTGGAATTGGCAGATTCTAAGGATAATACGATTGATGTCTTCACTTTTCCTATTAGCCCGGAAAGTATTGACAAGAGCGAGCCAAAAAGAACAACTGTGGTTAATACAGCAGGGGGTGTTACTGTTTTGACTTCTCCGGTATTTATGCCGCAATCTATATCCATAAAAGGGAATTTTGGACGAACATTCAAAATTCTTTTATCCGGTTCAGATAGCGTTTCTTTAACCGGTGCAGCTTTTAGTATAGCAGCAGGAAAACGCTATCTTTACCAATTGCAAGGGAAAAGTACAAGTTCGCTTACAATGCCTTCTTTTAATGCTGGTATAAAAACCGGATATGGTTGTATTAAGATATTGCAGTCTATTATAGACAAAAGTAACGGGGTGGATGAATTAGGATTTCCTATGAAGTTGTATTTTTATAATATGGCATTAGGAGAAAGTTATTTGGTTACTATTCCGCCAAGAGGGGTAACGTTCAGTCAGAATGTTTCTAAAAATATGATATGGGAATATAGTCTTGAAATGACGGTTATAGCTCCTTTGGAGGCTGTTTCCGCAACGAAAGGAGAAAAGAGTTCCCTTGTATCAATGTGTTCCTCTAATGTCATACAAAAGGGGATAAACGAGTTTGCAAGTTCACTTTCAAAAGGATTATTGGGCAATGGTTGAGGATATGTTCGATAAATTTTTCAGAATAACCGGGTACGATATAAAATCCTACTTTCAGAAGTTTGTGGATTTTTGTACTAACGATTATCCTTTGATTGCTGACTATTATAGTAATGGTGGTGAGCTTGATAAGGATTCTTTTTTGCGTTTGGTTGAGTTGGTAAGAGAATCCGAAACAATTGAACCTCTATTTATTTTACATGAGAATACTTTGGACGATATTTCCATGTGGGAGATATTGGATAATTTTACAGAAACGCAAACCAAACTTTCTACTATAAAAAGTTCTGCAAGGTGGCTCCGTAGTTCTTCTTTGGAGAGAAACAATACTTTGCAGCTTGAAAAACATTTGAGAACGGGAGAGCGGTTTGAAGATGTGGCAAGACAACTTAATAGTGAAAACCCGGAAGATGATTGGATGAATATTACAATTCCTCAATATATAGAGGAAACTGATTATTCATTTACCGATGGTGGAGGTATTTTTTATGTCAACCTTAAAAATATCGGCAACAATTATCTTGACACGGTAGTAGACGTATTGGTAGGCGACAATATATTGGGACGGGATATTGACCTTAATTTTGTGTTTGAAAATGACGATTTGAAGATAGTGGTAGGAGATGATGCTATACGGCAAGCTCTTGATGCCATCTTGTCTGCACAAAAGGGTGCAATACCTGAATTTAAGGATTATGGTATTGCGAATGAGTTTATTGGTACGACAGTAAACGCCATTCAATATCCGTCTATTTTTAAGAACGTTATGAATATGTTCCAAAGAGATTCGAGATGGGATTCTGTGGAACTTATGGACGTAAAAAGAGAGGATGATGCGGTATTCCTTTCTTTGCAATGTAAAACCGTAACAAAGAAAGATTATTTAGTTAATGTTCCTATATAATTGATATTCAGATGATAACGAAAACAAGTGCAACGATAACCAATTTGAAAAATCTCTTTATAGAGATGTTTTTGGATAAAACTGCCAAAGTAAGCAATGTGGCAGACGGTTCGGTTGTGAACGCAACTGCATTCGGTGTAGCTAAAGTGGCTCAAAAGGCAATGAAAGATATTGCCATAAAAGAAGCGCAGATATTCCCAGACACGGCAACCGGCGTTTATTTGGATAAGGCGGCTGCTTTGTATGGGGTAAGTCCTCGAAAGGGAGCACTCGGTTCTTCAACTTACATTAGGGTGTCTGCTGATCCGGGCACTGTGTATGATACCACTGTTACTTTTGTAAGTAAGAATGGTATTCGTTTTCAGGTGGATGAATCTCTTACAGTGGGCGAAAGCGGTTATGGTTATGTAAAGGTAAGGAGCGTGAATGCGGGCTATACCACCAATGTTGCGCCTAATAGTATTACGAATGTCAACCCACAACCACAAGGACATATTGAATGTACGAATGAGTATTATGCTATTGGTGGACGGGATAGTGAAGATGACGAAACTTTTCGTATTCGTATCAAAAACAATCTGAATGTTCTAAGTAAGAATACTGTAGAATACTGGACACAAGTATTGAACGGTATTGATGATCGTGTTTTAAAGGTGATGGCTGCTGGATTAAACGAACAAGGCATTTATAACCTTTATATCGTATCACAAAATGGTATTTTCTTTACGGAGGATGAATTAGGAACATTGCTTGAACAGGTACAAGGGTATTTCAGTCTTTCGGATTTGAATATAGAGGGGAAAGCTGTAGGGATTTCTCTTAAAAATATAGATTGGTTTTATGTCGGTTCTGAAAGAGGATTGGATTTCCGTGTGCAATTACAGCCGGATTATGATGTAGCTACGGTGCGCCAGAATATTCAAGTAAATCTTACTAAGTATTTGGATTTCCGTTTTTGGACACCGGGCGATGTTGTTGAATGGGACGATTTGTTGGATATTGTGAAAAAGACAGAAGGCGTGAAATATGTGCCGGATGAATACTTTTCCCCGTATTACGATCAGCAAGTCCCGGCAAATCAATTGCCGCGCATCAAAGGATTTATTATGCGCGATCAGGATGGCAATATTCTGTATGATTCTGACAGTAATCTTTCACCTTTGTTCTATCCGGCGGAATCAGAAGATTTGTTTGTCGGTATTAATGACAGCTCTTTGAATCTTTATCAGACAGCATTTTTCAATGTAAAAGATTCAGATGGGAACCCGGTAGAAGGTGTAAATATTTCTATTGGTAATAACGGTATTATTACAAACGAACAGGGACAGGCTTCTTTACAGCTTGCAAATGGGCAATACTCATATATTGCTTCTTTGCAAGGGTATATTCCGGTAGAAGGAACATTTGTTGTTCTGAATGGCACTGTTTCCATTGATGTGGAAATGGTTAGAGCACCTTATACGGTTACTTTCCGTGTACGAGATGAAAGGGGTGAAGCAGTGCCTTATGCAAATGTGACAATGGACAATAGAACAACCACTACCAATATAGAGGGTGTTGCTACTTTGTCGGCAAGAAACGGGAATTATCCTTATTTGATTTCAAAGTTGGGATACGATGATTATTCCAACAATGTAGTCGTACAGGATAGTAACGCACAGGTAAATGTAGAAATGGAGTTTACCGTATGGACGATTACAGTTATTGTAAAAGATACAGAAAACGTTCCTATTGTTAATGCTGTTGTTAGAGTAAATAACGGTCAATATCTTACTAATCAACAGGGAGAAGCGGAAATTCCGCTTGTAAACGGTCAATACCCTGTGACGATTGAAAAAGTCGGATACGACACATTGAACGGGTCAATTACAGTTAATAATTCAAATGCAGATGTAACATTTGAATTGGATTATTTCTTGTACGATGTTTTGTTTAATATTTATCAAGTAAATCAAGGTACGCCGGCAGAAGGTGCACTTGTAACAATACAAGGACAACCGTCTGCACTACCTGTAAACAGTTTAGGGCAAGCAACTACAAAATTGAAGAACGGTGAATACAATTATACTATTACAAAAAGAGGATACGATGATTTGACTGGTTCGTTTAATGTACAGGGACAGAATGTTAATGTCGAAAGAACCCTTGTATTGAAACATTATAATGTTGTTATTACTGTTCTGGATAGTGATAACAACGAACCGGTTCAGGGTGCGGCAGTAAATATTAATAGCAATTCCTATCCTACTGACGATAACGGTCAAGTTACTGTAAGTCTGCAAAACGGCACGTACCCTTATACTGTTACAAAATCCGGCTATTATGACGGCAATTCTTCGGTTACTGTTCTGGATAGTGATAACAGTTCTGTTGTCAATTTACAGGCAAGGTTATATAATGTGATCATGTCTGTAAGAGACCCAGAACAACAGCCTATCGGAAACGCTACGGTAACTATCAATAACAATACTTATCAGACGCAATCAAACGGACAGGTATCTTTGCAGTTAAAGAACGGTATATATCCGTTTACCGTTACAGCTACCGGAATGGAAGATTATTCCGATGATTTGACGGTAGCAAGTGTGGACATACCGTTGCTTGGTATAAGCATGGAGTACAGAAAGTATAATATTACTTTTGCGGTAACAACAGATGAAGGTATTGCAGTCGGTAATGCAAATATTCATATTAATGATAACGATTATCAGACTTCACAAGGTGGTTTGGTAACAATTCCCCTTTCTAATGGCACTTATTCTTATACAGTCGCTAAAGCTGGCTATGTGTCGACAGAAAGTAGTGTTACAGTGTCAAACGCAGACAAGAATGTAGCGGTTACGGTTACAGCAATGTCTTATGATGTTACGTTTGTTGTAAAGGACAATATGGCTTCTCCTAATCTTTTACAGGATGTTGAAATTCAGATATACGGTAGGGAAGATGCTCTTACAACAAATGCAAGCGGTGAAGCTACAGCCAGTTTGAAAGCAGGAAGTTACAATGCTACTTTTGCGAAAGACGGTTATAAAGGTGAAGAATTATCTTTTGAAGTTTCCGGTGAAGAAACTTTTACCCAGATATTAAAGAAAATCTGGAATTTGTCTTTCAAAGTCAGTGCGGCAGAAAAAACGGTTTTACAAGGTGTTACTATTAACGTAAGTGGTGAGGCTCTTGTGGATGGTTCTACTACGCTTACAACAAAGGAAGATGGCACAACCGATCCAGTACAGGTTGTAAACGGTGCTTATGATTGGAATGCGTCACTCACAGGATATTCGCCGGAAGAAGGAGTGGGAAGTGTTCAGGATGCCGATCAGGAGAAAGTGATAGAATTGACTTATGGATTTGAAACTACATTTACAACTTCACCAGCCACACAAGGCGTTGAAATTACTATTGATGGTAATGATACAATCACAACGGGGCAAGACGGTATAGCAACAATAAATCTTTCCACAGGAACGCATACTTACGCTTATTCAAAAACAGGTTTTTTAAACGGGACAGGAAATGTGCGAATCGAAGAAGCTGAAAAAAGTGTACAGATAACACTTGTTCCTGGAGCGACAGTTACATTCCATACAAAGGTAGGAAATTCTGCTTTGGCGGATGTAAAGATAATTGTAGGGCAAAGTAGCGCAAGGGCACTTCCTGAAACCATTGTAACAAACAGTCAGGGTATCGCGGCAATTGATCTTCCTACAGGGGATTATCAATATCAGATTCCTACTACAAGTACGGATAATCCTAATCTGGTGGAAGTGCCAAGCGGAACATTTAGTGTGGCAACCGCCGCAAGCGCCATTGAATTGGATTTGACTGATTATGTAAAATACAATGTTACTTTCCAGACTGTTCCATCCACACAAGATGTAGCTATAAGTTTTGCCAAGGCAGAATCTCCAGACACACCTGTTGCAAGTGGAGCTACTGCTTCTGATGGTATTCTTACTTTGGCTTATAAGAACGGACAGTATATCTATACAGTAAAGAAATCCGGTTATAAAGATGTAACAGGTGAATTTACAATTGCAGGTGGAGATCAGAACATAACGGTCGAGATGCTTCAAACTTCAACGGTTACATTTACTGTAAAAAGTCAAAATGATAGTTCTCCTATTGAGAACGCTGTCGTTGAAATGGTGGATCAAAGCGATTCATCTAACAAATACAAAGGGACGACCAATTCGTCTGGTGTGGCTACTATGACGTTTAATGGCGGAGAGTTTGAATGGTCGCAAGACAGTGACGCGGACTTTTCCGGCTGCCCTGTATTCAAAGAGGATGAGAATTATCTTTTCCCAGACAATATTACAACAGATCAAATAAAAACTTATTTCCCCAATGGTGTAGTTGTTCCCCCGATAACAGTTAAACACAATGAAAGTGACCCCAGTCAAGTCGTTTCTTTCGCTTATATGTATAGCAGCCAAAAAATAAACGGTTGGAAAGGAAGTTGGGATGAAACAAAAAAGAATTTCACCTTAACGAGTGTAATCAAAGAATCAACACCCACACTTACAGAGGGTTATATTTTGTTTAATGTGGATGCTGGATTTTTGATGGTAGCACTTGGACTTCTTACATTCGGAACAGGAGGAACGGTGGATTACCATAAGTCTTTAGATTTTGGTTTCAAGGTAAGTGGCGTGCCGTCCAATTTGAAGATAGTCGTAAACTATGGTTCTGCAAATGAAGAATTTGCAGCGGAAATGGAGAATGATGTAATTCAAAGATTTCAGCTTTCTGACCTTTTATTGGAAGAAACAATGACTAATTCGACTTTATGGCAAGTAGCCGTACAATCTTCTGACGGAAGCACATTATCTACAGATGATTTGAAAAATCTGAATATTACATTTTCTTTTTATGGAAAGAAGGCAAAAAGTTCGGATATTCCAGTTAACAAGGTTCTTTATGGGAACTATGATTATACAGTTACCCCGCCTTCTCCTTTGGAAGCACAATCAGGCATGTTGAATGTAAACGCACCTGCCATCAACAAAGAAATTTTGATTGCAAATAATGTAGATGTAACATTTAAGGTAACTTCAAAACAAGATTCATCACTTATTTCCCGTCCCAAAGTTGGTGATTTTGTGTATGGTGACAAAACATGGTCAACTGAATTGGATAGTGCTAAAACTTGTGTTGGTGTTATTACCGATGTAAGAAGTAAGGATTTTGACTTCATAGGTTTGGAAAATCTGACTGCCAGTTTTTGGACAAATTCATTAGGCATTATTCCTAATGTAATCACCGAAACAAATGAATCTTTAGCTCTTTGTGATTTTGCAGGTAAGACAAATTCTCAAAACATCATACTTGCGAAACCAACGGAAAGCACGGCGGCACATAAGTGCGCAGCTTATTCTACAGAAGGATTTGGTGCGGGTTCTTGGTTTTTGCCTTCTTGTGGGCAGTGGGGTGTAGCTCAATTAAACAGAGTTAAGATCGACACTTCAATAAGTGCGACAATCGGTTCAGATCCATTGAGTAGTGGTTCATATTGGACTTCGACACAATACAATTCAAATGATGCTTGGATTTTTGGTTGGGTTAATGGCGCAAAAAGGGGAACGACCAAAAATAATTCATATACAGTTCGTCCTTTCTGTACCTATGAATACAATCCTGTTCCAAATGGTGTGTACATCTATGATAAAGATAATAATCGTTACACAAAAGAAGAATGGGCATCATCTGGTAAGGGAATATCTGATGTATGCGGCATAGGAATTTCAACCGATACTGATTCGTTTATGGTATCGACAGCCATAAGTGCCCAAAACTACGCTTTTGGGGGAAAAGGCACTTTGATTAGCAATACACCAATATTAGATATCAATGTAGCAGCCTCAGACTTATATAGAGCAACGCATGGTTTCATTTATACCGACACGATAATATCTCAATTGAGAACTGGCAATGCACCTGCGGCAGAATACGCCAAGACATATATGTTTGGGAATGGACAGAATGGCTATTTACCTTCATATGGCGAGGTGACCACTCTGTATTCTTACAAAACACAAGTGGAAGAGATTTTGCGCATGTTGGATCTTTCTTTATGGGGAAGTGCATCTATTCAAACTTGCACCCAGTATGGGACTTCAAATAATGCAAATCTTAATTGGACAAACGGGATTTATTTTGGACCAGGTAAAAATGACAGGTATACAGTTTTACCTTTTACTCTTCTTCCTTTGCCTAATCCAGCAATTCCTATCGAGAACGCTCTTGTAAAAATGACATCTGCATCAAACAATTATCAGCAGAATACAAATAACAATGGAGAAGCTGTTATTTCTGCTGCATTAGGCGTTGATTATGATTATGAGGTCAGTGCTGATGGTTATGCAACGCAGAACGGGAAAGTCGGTGTATTAAATGAAGCGAAAACAATTGAGGTTACTTTGCAACCTGCAAGTGAGCTTACAGTAGTTGTCCATAGGAACACATTAGACGGGGCAACTGACATTTCCGGCGTACAGGTTGTTGTGACTGAAAATAAGGAAGGAGGGGTGCAGATGGCTTCCGGTACAACTTCACAAAACGGGACAGTCGTTTTATTTGTATCAGACGGAAGCTATAAAGTAGCTTTTTCTAAAGATGGATTTGAAAGCAAAGAGGAAACGGTTGAAGTAAGCGGGAAAACTGCGCTTAACACCTTCCTTTTGCAGATATACAATACTATTAATGTTCAGGTAAGAAGAGTTGGCTCGATAAACTTTTTACCTTCTATATTGGAATTGAGACAGTCTGATGGAACAACCGTTTTGCAAACAGCTAATATAGGTGGAAATGGTTCTGGTAACTTTACAAATCTTGTTTATGGTAAGTATGTCCTATATGTTGCAGAAAGCAACAATGCAAAAGAAATGAGGCAGGAAATAACTGTAAACAGTGAAGGAATGCAAATACAAATGAATCTTATCCCTCTTTATGATCTGGTTGTAAAGGTATTGCCTTCTGGTGGTAACGTTACTTTCACTGGTTCGGATGGTGTTCAAAAACAGGCTTCGACAAATGTTTCAAACAATGCAGCGTTTTACAAGATTCCTGCTGGAAATTATTCTATTAATGTTACAGGAGATGCCGGGTTTGAACCTATCAATACAACAGGCGTAATCGAACAAACAGCCGATCAAACTGTGAATTTGGAATACACCCTAACCAAACCGAACAAGTTGGTGCAGATAACAAGTGACCAATCTTCTTACCAATTAGATACATCATACAAATACGTTTCAATGTTACTTGTAGGAAGGGGAGGTGGATGCAGCATTATTTGGGATAGCTGGAACAGCTTTAGAATGCAAGGTGGAACAACAGGACTTTTTAGATATATCCCCAATATAAGAATGTCTGATTTAACTGATAACAAAATACAAGCAATTACCTTCCAAACAGCTTATAATTCAGGAAGTTGGGAGGTAGGTACGGTCATGAACATAAAGGTTGCCAATGTACTTTATACTTTGATTGCTTATAACGGGCAACTAACCCCAGAACAGGATTCATCATTCAATTCTTCTTTTACTATGGGAACATACCCCACATACAGTGCTAAAAGTTCAGGCGGCGTATGTACACATGTTGTTGCTAATTACTATGTTACAGGAAGCTACGGAAGTCAGAATGCAGAAGAACTGCTTACAACAAGCAGCAGCTACGGACGTATGCAGCCAAGCGGAGCACCAGGCGGAGATGGAACGTATGGATACAGCACGCCTCGTGGCGAGAATTTTGCAGGTGAAACCAATCCTATCACGTCAGCCGTTTCCATTCCTGTACGATCTATTTTTGGAGGAACAAGCGAGGGGTGGGCAGGGTATTTGAACACGAACAGCGGATTAAGAACCGGAGCGGCATGTTGGGGAGGTGCAGGATATGGCGATTCGAATGAAACTATTGTCGGCACGGTACGAACGGCAGGATATGGTTCTGGACAATGCGCTAATCCGGGAGATGTTGATGCAGGTAATACCAACGTTGAAGGTAGCGGTATTGTCTGTCTATACTATCATAATGATCCCCTAACTATTTGACATTCAAAAGGGAGAGTAAAAGACACTCTCCCTTCATTTGTTTTTAAATTGGGGTGTTGCGGTAATACAAACAAATGATACCGTCACCTTCATCATATAAATCAGTTGAAGATGAAGATGTTTTGAAAGCCGTGCCACCAGCACCATACCCGGCTTTGCCGTTCATATTGCCGTCTCCATATCCTCCAGCACCGCCAGCCTTACAGTTGGTAATTATATCAAAATAGCTTCCCGCACCTTCTCCTGTTCCTCCAAAAATGGACTGTACAGGAATGACAGAATTAGCTTTTAGACCTGTATTGTATTCAGGTCCTTGATTACCATATCTACCGTCTCCACCTGATCCACCATATTTTGTTCCTGAACTTACAGATTCGTCATATTGTCCATTACCATAACTTCCGCCTGCTCCGGCAACTAAACCAGGTGCCGCAAGACCTCCTTCATTCCTGCCATAAACAAACGCTGAACTATTTTCTTCACCATTCACTTTGAAAGACCAATATGTATCTCTATGCTCTTGTCCATTTTTTTGATCACCCAAAAATACTTCATATACGAAGCTATGGTATGTAAATTTCACATAAAGTCCTGTGCCGTTTGATGTTGATTCTCTGAAAGATATAATGTTAAATCCCCACATCCCGGTTACAGATGAACCTATCTCAAAATTTTTATGATAGGCAACAATTGCACTATCTCCACCCATACATCCTCCATGCCAATCAGGTGCATTTGGAGTATTGTCGGTATCTTTACCATAGCCTCCCCTTCCTACAAGTAACATTGAAACGTATTTGTATGATGTATCTAATTGGTAAGAAGATTGGTAAAGGAAAAAAGAAAGAAGTGCAAGTTTATCATGTTTGTTCGGAAAAGATTATCTTTGTGACAAGTAATTACTTAGATAAAACAAACAATTAAAAATCATTGCAATGGATATAATCAAAAGAACAGTAACAGCTAATTCCAATAAGCTGATAACTACTAATGGTGAAGCAGCACCTTCTTTAATCAGCAGTGCATGGAATTTTGCCACAATTGAAGAAGATATTGTGCTGATTGACCAAAACGGACAAGAAGTTCCGTTTGTAATCATTCCTCTTTCCGAAGGGGCAATTAAGGTAATCCTTTCAGGAGGAATGGAATATACCATTTCGGAAGCGGAAGTGAGTGCAAATATAGGAATGCCACTCATGTACATGGTACAAAAGATTCTGAAAGACGGAACAACGGCAACTTCTTTGAGTATAGGTATCTAAAGGAAAGGAATTGGCAATGAATTTAATAGGAAATATTAATGCAATTCCTTTTAGGAGATTCGGGGGAGGAGGCGGAGTAGCTCCTTTCCCATCTATACCTGGTATGATCGCAAGATATTCAGCATTAGGTCTTACTAATGAACAAATGACAGCTAACCCTGTATGGAAAGACCTTACAGGTAATGGGCATGATTTACAGATGAAGAATTTCGCTTGGAAGGGAATGTCAGGGGTTGGAGGATATACCGAGAACTATGATAGCAATAAATGGTATAAGGTAGAACCAAGAATTGATGTCACTTGGACTTATAAGTCTTTTAATGTAAAATCAATAAAGAGCAACAATTTAGCTCAATTATTTTATCAATCACTATCAAGTGATACTGGATTTAGGGTTTTATCATGTACTATCAAAGTTTCTGGTTTAACAGACGGACAAGGAATTGAATATGTTTCGAATGGGGCACAACCAACTGTTATAATGAGAATTGAAAATGATGGTATATATCATCTACCAAGTTTTGATTTTGGAGCTAAAAATGCTTATTACGGATTCAGGTTCTTAAAATTACAGGAATCATGCAACATCACCATCGAACAACTACCCCTCTACCCCGGCGCACTTGTCTTTGATGGTGTAGATGATTACGGTACCTGTGATAACTTCCCCATTCTGACTAAGGAAAAGGGATATACGGTTGTGGCGTTGAGACAGTGGATTTCAATGGG